CTATCCCTTATTTTTTTGGAGCTTTTCGATTGATTCGAGAGCCAATCTTTTGCGATCAGCAGTCTTTGTGTAGAGAGATGCCATTTGATCATCAGTCCATCCAAAAATTGCTTTAAGTTGTGCGACCGTAGCACCTGCATTGGCAGCTCTTGTTGCAGCTAATTTTCTTAAACCATGAGCTGATTTTTTTATTCCCGCTGCATTGCAAGCATCTCTAAACAGGTTCCCAAAGGTTTCTTTGGTTAGTTTTTTCCCCCCTTTCCCACAAATAAATGTTTCATCACCAATAGGACCCATTTCAAGAGTTTTTGCTAATTCGGGTAGAATGGGAAGAAACACATCTGTTTGAAATTTGCTTTTTTCTGTCTTTAAATGAATGACATTATCCGTGACATCCTTCCATCCGATGCGTACAACATCTCCCCGTCGTAAGCCTGTGTAAAGAAGAACATCAATCCATACCCGTTCATGCGTTCCGAGAGGCCATTGTTGATAATATTTGTCGATGTCCTCTTCTATCCAAGCAGGGAATCCATCCTTGTTTTTGAGAAATGGTGTTTTAACCCCTAAAGCAGGATTATTTTCTAAAAGTCCTTGTTCAACTGCCCATTTAAAAAGGCCATTAACTGCTTTGAGAAAATTCCGAGCATTTGCAGGTGTTTCTTTGCGTCGTTCAACGCCGGCTATGATATGCGACTTTTTAATTGCTTTGTATGGAATATCTCCTATGGCATCTGACACTTTCATTAGAATAAGTTCTTTTTGCCTTTTCGTAGCATGAGCTAGGTTATGCCAAGTGACGCTGTCAAAATATTGTTTCAGGAGCCATATAAAACTACCTTCAACGAGTTTACCAGGTTTAGATTTAGGAAGCTTGTATCCTTGTAACTCAGAAAGAGCATCTTTATAGTCGTCAACAAATTCTTGTGTACCATAGGTTCCACGCACTCTACGCCTTTGACCATGGCCAATACGCACGTACCATACGATTTTACCATAGCGCGTAATTTCTTTGACAAGGTGGGGAGGCCGTGGTTTAGGCATAGCGTGACCTTACATACCAATATCAAAGTCATAATCACCCTTTGAGAGATCTAATAATCTGTCTGGATGAGTAGCAGTATTTGGTATGGCGATATCAGCTTTGAGATAAATTAAGAGTTCACCAGTTGGTTTGATTTCCATTAACTCACAACCTTGCTTTTTAGCTTCTCTTAAAGCTCTTGCAATAGCGGACTGTGTTACGGCAGCGTGGCGACGAGCCATGTTGAATTTCCTTAATTTTGATTGCACTTCACCTGTGGTGAAAAGTGCGCATGTGTGAGAGAGTGATTGAAAATGGGTGGGGGCGCTTAGGGGAGGGAGAACAGCGCCCCCTATGGGTTTAAGCAGCTTGCGTCAAGAATTGCATATCTTGTTCTATTTCTGCTAAAAATGCTTCAACAGCTTTATTGATGAGCTCAATCTGTTCATCATCACGTGGGATGCGTAAAGTTTTGATACACAAATGAGGTGATTTATCTATAAACCAAGGATGATAGCTAACAAAATCACACCATTTTCGTTCTGTGCAAGCCATTTGGAATTGCATTTGTAAAATATATTCAGGTTTGATTTTACCGTCTCGCAAAAAACGGACATGGGTTGTTTCTTGAGGGCATTTGACTTCTATGAGGCCCCCATCTCCAATGAGACCATCAGGACTAGCGCCTGCCATTTCAATTGTCGGATGGGGAATAAACCCACATCGTGTGACAGGAGTATCGTAAAGAAAGCTATATTCTTCAATTGCACTGTCTTCATATTCATTGCCCCATCGCATGGCAGGTGTTTCATAAGATGATATTGTTTTACCAGTTAAACGTTCTGTAATGAGCTTGATTTTGTACTCTTCATATTTACTTGTGGGTAAGCCTTTAGCTGTTTTATCGACGATGCTGTTAATGTTTGAAGCTGTGACTTTACCTAAACGCGCTTGAAACCATTCTGCTGTTCTTTGTTCCATATCACACCCCCGTTGAAGCTTGTTGAATTGGTGTGTGTGGTTGTTTTGGTAAAGGTAAAGCTTGTTGTGCTTCTTCCATTTGTAAGTGTTGTTTTGCTTCCAAACGCCTTAAAACAATTTGCCCTGTCTCATGAGACATTTCTGCGAGATTTGTGACCTTTGCATAAGAGAGTACTTTTGCTTCTTCTGTTTTTGTTTGTTCCATTAAATCTTTGATTTGCTCAAGTAAATCATGAGATATTCTCTCGTTTTGGGGGAGATAGTTAGCCTCATTAATACGATCAGCTTCATCTTCATCATAGATACCAGATAAACCGAATGCATAACGAGCACACTGTATCAGTGCCTTATGACGTAACATGCGAGCAGGACATTGATTCCAAGGTTCTGTATTTCGCTTACATTCTTTGAGATATTCTGTGATTTTTATGGGATATTTCTTATCTTTTAAATGTATAGTGCACGTAACAGAAAACAGATTGCCTTCATTATCAAAGTTTTCTTCAAGTTCTACCCCATCGAGACTAGGGTGTGAATTTATGACCTTAAGCCACCCATCAACAGAGACAGTTGCGATAATGCCGCCCCCTCTTTTAGGGATGGCATATATTTCTTTGTTTAGAGGGTCTAATCCATATTTTTTGGCAAGATAAACAAAGACCAAAAACTCAGCATTAGAAATATTACCGCTAATACATGTTTTGAAAATTGCTTCACGAAATTCTTGTTCTGATAAATCATATTGTTGCGCCATTTTTGCAACGAGAGGAGTTGTCATTATCGTTATCCTTAACTTTGGGTACACCCCACCTGTGGCGTGAAGCACGCGTGTTTTGAAAAAGGTGTGTTTGAATTAATTTTTAGATGTATTGAGAAGAAAACGTTGTTGCTGTTCTTTTAAAATCAGCAACTTTGGCATTAGCAAAGCCGTTAATTTCTTCTTGAGTGTGGATTTGTTTGCAGAGTATCATACTCAGGCGTTTTAATCCTTTAGATGTAATTTTTGCGCTAGGAACGGTTCTTTCTCGTCCACTGATTGTTTGAATGGTTTCGGGTATATAAGCCATCAATCCTTCATTGATTTTACTATAATAAGGCACCAAACTTTTATCAGTACGACAATAAATCCAACGACGATTAATCAAATAGTTCGCTAAATCTTCAGGACACATGTCTAACATTTTTGCTACATCATTTATACTAAGCAAATCATCAGAGCGTTCTAAAGGTTTAAGTGCTTCTGTCTTTGGAGTTAATTCAGCAATGATATAATCTTTACATTCGCTTTCATTTTTTAAGTGCGTAAAAACACCTAAGATGATTTGGGGATTAGAATAGTCAATTTGAGAAGGGTTCATTTGTTTTGCTTTTCGTTCGCACTCAATGAAATATTGACGAGCTTGTTTCCCTTTCTCATTACGTTCAATCATAGCAAGTTCTTTTGCCATGTCTAAGGTGAGGTAGTATTCTGTACTTGGACGAGCGTTTTGTTTGGATTTTACTAAGATTTTAGTAAAACTCACAAAGTCTTTATTTTCTAGGAAACCATACTCTTTAATACGATTAGCTATCCAATTTCTAAAATTGGAATTCACTTCCAAGAACGTATACAACTCACGTGCATTGACTGTTTGTACAGTTTCTTGATTAATTGTATGGTTCCAAATAGCGATAAATGCTTCCATTGCAGACCTCATAGTGTTTGGATTAGTTTTTCAGATGTGTTGAGAAGAAAGGGTTATTGCCGATAAGTACTGTAGAATGGATTTTGATATTCCCGTTCTTCTATCTTGTCTAAGACATCACTGTATGCCCAGCTGTGAGCTATAAAAGGATATGGGGTATCCTCTACAAAGTAATAATGCTCATAATCGTCTAAGTATTTTTGAACATAAAGTTCAGCAACTTCTTCAGAAATATCATCATAGCGGTTTGACATAAGATCAATACGAAGAATGCTTACAACGGTTTCCATCTGGCCCACAATGTCCATGATTTCAGTTTCATCAATTGGTCCAGGTTTAGCGTAGTAATCATCATCGTAAGTGGACACAATCAACAAGATCTCATCAGCACCTACAAAAAGCTGTTTATTCATTTTCCATCCCCTCTCATTCACGTTGGCAAATGTTTTTTTCTAAGTTATGGGGATAGATGTAACACGCTTTAGCGTTTATGTCAATTAAAAAAATCGCTATAGCGTTATTTTAATTAATAATGTAGGAACACAAAATGAAGAGTTCTAAAAATTTAGAAGTAATTTTACCTAATATTGTTGTAAGATGGGAGGCTTTATCTACGACACAAAAACAAGAAATATTAAAGATAGTAGAAGATATTACTCATGCTGTTCCGTCAACAAAACATTCAAAGCTTCGAGTTTCTTCTTATCTCCGGATGAAGCCCAAGTTATAAATTTTATATCTTCCTCGGAAATGTTGAATCCAGTTATTACATATATAGCGCTTGCATTTCCGAGTGCATTAAGAATAGCCATCAATTTATCCACAGAAGGCCTTTTCCCTCCATTCACCATCTGTTGTATATAGTTTTGCCCACAGCCCGCGGCTTTACTTATTTCAATCATTGTTCGTCCGTCATTTTTTATTAGTTCAATTAAACGTTGAAACCAATCTTTTTCAATCTTTGTCATTTTAAAGCCTTTACACTTTTACGCTATAGCGTTATATTAGCGTTATAAGATTAGATTATGTGATGAAGGAGTGTAAAAAAACACGATGCGCCATGCTTCCCTTGTAAAGGATATAGAGTTGTTTTTAACTAATAACAAAATGTCTCCGTACACTTTTGGCTTCAAATCAATAAAAAATGGTCGTTTAGTTTCACGGTTACGACAAGGTGGACGCATATGGCCGGAAACGGAAATGCGCATTCGTACATTTATGAAATACTACCCAAATAATATACGCCCCGGCGTTACAAATCAAGATCTCCCCCATCGTGTGAGTTTGTTGATGGTTGTGCAGTAAGCAGGGCAGGATATGAGCAAACCGATGCGCAACAGTCATTAGGTGGGTAGAGATGAGTATATCAAAGAAATACGAGTTTGTAGAAGAAGGTACGTTGTTTAAGCCTTTCAGTTTTAATAAGGCATATATCTGTACTCTTTACCGAATTAGAGCCTTAAGAGATTTTGGTAATGTTAGCGCCGGTGAGCTTGGTGGTCTTATAGAGAAAGAAGATAATCTTTCTCATGATGGTGATTGTTGGGTTGGGTATGGTGCACTAGTTTACGAAAATGCTCGCGTTCACGGTGATGCAGAAGTTAGCATTAATGCACGGGTTTGCGGTAGTGCACAGGTTTATGATGATGCTCATATTTGTGGTAATGCATATGTTTCCGGTAAAGCAGAAGTTTACGGTGGTGCTTGGGTTTATGATCATGCTCGTGTTTACGACAATGCTCGTGTTTACGGTCGCGCACAAGTTTACCGTGATTCACGAGTGTATGATAATGCAGAAATTTCCGGTGATGCACAAGTTTATGATGATGCACGCGTTTATGATGATGCTTTTGTTTACGGTAATGCTCACGTTTATAGGGATGCACGGGTATATGAAAATGCGCATGTTTATGGGGATGTAAAAACTGGCTATAATACACACATTTGTGGCGATACACGAGTTTATGAAAATGCAAAGATTAAAGACGAAATATGCTTTGCAAGTGGTATTTTTAATTGTTGGCAGTCTTCCCCGGCTTTAAACCAGTTTAGATAAACATTTTAACAAAACGTCAGATGACTGACACGCTTTTCTGTCTTGTTTAGGCACGAAGACAGGCTGGGCAATTTTATACTTAAAGAAAGAAGGAGATATGTGATGGCCACGAAATCATCCTGGGTAAAATTTTATCCTGGTCAATTTTTAATTGAGCTTATGCTTTTGAAGCCAAAAGAAACAGCTATTTATACAACACTGGTCTTGCTCATGCTTCATGAGCGCGCACCTATTTTTAATGATGCTTCTCATTTATCAAGTTTGTGCAGCTGTTCAGTGTGGACGTTTCGAAACATATTAGAATCTTTAATGAGCCGTGGTTATATCATTCGTTTAGAGAGTGGCCGTTTGTGGTACACATCATCAGCAGTTGATCTTGATATCAGTAGTACATCTTCAGAAAAAAAGGGGGAAAGCTATGTCAACTAAATTACTGTGGGTTAAAAGTTTTTCGTCTGATTGTCTTGCTGACACGAGTGGAATGAAAGCATTTCAGATAGCAACATACGTAATATTGCAATGGCACATGCGTAGAAGTGGTGAACCTATTTTTTGTGATCCAAGTAAATTAGCACACAGTGCTGGTTGCTCGGTTAATGCTTTTAATAAGGCATTAGATTTTTTGTTACGTGATCAGAAAATCGTTCGTTTAGAAGATGGCCGTTTGTGGAGTTTGCAAGTCGAGGAAGAACTTAAAAACTTTATTGATAAACAAGAGCATATATCGCAAGTGCGTAGTGAAGCTGGGAGAAAAGGTGCACAAGCAAAAATGCTTAAAAAACAATCTGTTAATGATTATGTTGAAGCAAATGGTAAGCAAAATAATAATTTTGTTGAAGCAAACGATAAGCAAAATCAAGCTATAAAGAATAAGAATAAGAATATATATAAAAAACTAACACTATCGTGTTATCAAAAAAAGAAAATGCTTCAGAAGATTTAGCAACTGAAGTTTCGGTTCAAGACGAAACAACCGATGATGCTGTTGAGCAGCATTTGGATCACGATACACCCTCATCAGAAAACCAATCACCCGTTTCACAGCAAAAAAGCACTGAAAAGAAAACCAAGCGGTCTGGAGATAGACGAGGTTGTCGCATTCCTGAGGATTTCGAACCTAACTTGAAATACGCAATCGACAAGGGCTTAACGCATGAAGAGGCGTTATCAGAGTTTGAGAGATTTAAAAACTACTGGCTAGCAAGACCAAGAAAATGTGCAGAAATCAAGGATTGGCAGCGGACATGGTACAACTGGGTTACTTCCGATTATGGACTTTTAGCTAAGAAAAAAGCGAAACTGGAAAAGGAAAAACAAAATGGTAGGTATGAAAATTATTCTCAGCGACAAAAAAGTTTCAGCGAACGTCTTGCAGAAAGTTTCGAAAGTTCCAGAGATGATTTCTCATCTGGAAATGCTTATGAAGAGGATCAACCGAGGGTATCCATCGACCTTCAAGAGTGGGAGCGAATTGACGAAGCAGGAGGAGGAAAAAGTTTTGGATGCTTGCAATCGTCTACAGAGATTGCTCAGTGTGAAAGCTTCAGATGAGCAGATTAAGAAAGCTGCTTTCTTGCTTTCAAGTTTGAGAGTTCCTGCTAACACAGATCCCAATGTAGTTTCCTCATCCTACAAGCTAACACTCAAACAAGTTTCAGCGTACGCTCTTGCACAAGCCGTTGAAAATATTCTCACCGGTCAGGTTGAAGGGATGTCAAAGGTATTCATGCCCACATGTGCAGAACTTGTTTCCTATTGTCAGAAGCTAGAAAGCGAGGTGCTTAGCAGAGCTTGGTATGTGCATAGAGCGATTGAAAATACACGGGCAAAAGCACTGAAAGAACAGGAGAAGCGAGAGAACGTCATTCCATTCACAAAAACGGCGTGATGAGTTTTAGAACAGCAAAATAGAGAGAAGTGCTGATCATTTTTGGATTGGATATGCATTTAAATCGACAGAAAGGCACCTTAGAGAGAGATTTAGAAGTTTTTTGATGAAATTCCACATTGGGAACATAAAATGCTCTGTACGGGGTTAATTTAAGGAAATTAAAACAGATGCTAAAATCGGGATGATAATTATGAAATTTATAAAACGTTTTTTCTGTAAAAAACCTCAACAACCAATAAAAAAACATTTCGTGAGCACTGTTCATGGTTATGAGGCATGGTTTCATCATGATGAATCATGGGAGTTGGTATGGAGTGAATGTTTTTACAACCTCTATGAGGATGAAGATGGAAGACGAACATTTGAAAGATTTAAAGGGCGTTATTATCGTTGTGAACCAAACGCAGTGGACTTTAGTGTGAGGGCACAAATAGATGCTTGGATTCACGGGGGTGATCTTCCTAAAACTGGAAATACTGGGAAGGATTTGACCAACTAAATTACAATGGAATGATGAGTTTTTTGTTTGACAGTGAGAGATAGTTTTGCTATACAGATACCCAAGTGCTCAAAACACTTAACGATAAGCGGATAGGTTACGAAACAATCTCTCCAATGTCTTTTTAAACTGACTATCTTTTTACGTATTTCAACGTATAGTGATTTTGTCGGGTGTGGTTACACCATACAATACCCTTTATGGGGAAAGTGTAACGACGGACTTATCGCCGTGTTTTGAGCACCCGGCGCCCTTTTGGGGCGTCAATCAAAACTTTATTACGATAAGGAAAACTCCAAATGCAAAAATATGAATTTACAAGCGAAACAATCGAAACAGCTGATGGGCACACTCTTCATCGTATTCGTGCCTTAAGAGATTTTGGTAATGTTAAAGCTGGTGACCTTGGTGGCTATATAGAGCTAGAGGACAATCTTTCTCATGATGGTGATTGTTGGGTTGGGGGTAATGCTTATGTTTATAGAGACGTTGCCCGTGTTTATGAGAATGCTATCGTGTGTGGTGATGCTGTTGTTTGTGGACAGGTTTATGGGAATGCTTATATGTCTGGATATACCCGTGCTTATATTGATGCACATGTTTATGGGAATGCTCGTATTTTAAAGGAAGCATGGGTTTATAGTGATGGCCATGTTTATGGGAATTCTGAGGTCGCCGGTTCAGCTCGTATTGCATCAGGGGCAAAAGTTTATGGGAATGCAAAAATTGCTGCTCATGCAAAAATTATTGGTGAAGTTTATGAGAATGCTACGATTGGTGGCCGTGTTAGGATTTACGGTTCCGTTTATGGTAATGCAAAAATTGCTGGTAGTGGATGGGTTTGGGGAAAAGCATATGGTAATGCAAAAATCACAGGAAAAAACGAGTGGTCTATTCCAATAAATTGTGAGGTTTATGAAGGCGATAATATCGTCGAGATTGCTACAGCAGCGTAAATAACAGGCGCGGGGGGCGCCTGCTTTTAAACAAAAAAAGCCGCGTCATTTATGTGATGCGGCTTTTAAAGAGGCTTCTTATTCACGACTTTAGAATAAAAAATCTTACGGTATTTTTCATCTCCTTTATAGAGAGAAAATACAGAGCCATTTACTTGTACTATTAAGTAAAAATCATCAAAACTACTAAACTCCCAACACCTCTTGATGTAACAAGAATCAAAATCGTTCTTAAACAAACAATCAGACAGATAATAATTGATGCTTGCAATACGCTGGTCAACCACATCGTCATCATAAAAAATATCGATAACGTCTTTCTGAAAACTAATATTAGGATTTTTTCTTTTATTTTTTCTTTGGTAATTGTTGTAGACACAGATGAGAAGATCATCAAAAATTTTCTGCCATTGAATATTTGTTTTTGATGTTAAAAGTGCATCCTGTTCTAAGGTTGCATCTCCATTATGGTGCGTCTTTAAAAATCTAATTCTCTCAGGTATATGAAACATAGTCTTCCCTTCTGTAACCTCTGTGCGTTTTTCAGTTTTTCTTGTTAACACGAGCGTTTTCTGTATCATGATGCTTTAAAGAAGATTATATTTTTCCAAAATATCCTGCACAGCTTCAACCAATTGACTTTCTTTAATGGTTATTTAGGTTAGATATGTGGAACAGATCGTTCAAGGGGTTGTACAGCTAACCGAAGCCCCATAGTTCGTAGTAAGGCAGTCAAACTGCGAAGCTCAGGGTTTCCTTTCTGTGAAAGTGTACGATAAAGCTGTGTTGGATTTAGTTCAGCTGCTTTAGCTACAGTTTGAACACCACCATAGGCTTTTGCCATTTGACGAAGCGTTACAAGTAGCTCACCTTGATCGCCATCAGCTAAAATTGCATCAAGGGTAGCTGCTGCCGTTTCAGGATCATTACAGAACAGTTCAGCCATTGCATCATCATGGTTACGGTCTTTCATCTCTACACTCCTTTAATCTTCACGGTTTTGCCAATCATGCCAATAAGCGCACGCGCGGGTAATATCAGTGTTTTGCGTCCTTTTGGTGCCACCACACAATAACAGCAACACGGTTTTTCCTAATTGGGTATAATAAATTCGGTAACCAGGCCCGATATGAATTCGCAATTCATAAATGCCATCACGAAGTGGTCTAAAATCACCAAAATTTCCTTGCTCCAAACGGTTAAGGCGGCGAATAATTGCGGTTTTAGCTTGCACATCACGAAGTTTGTATAACCAGTCGGTTATCAAATTTTTTCCATCAGCAGTAAGGTAGTGGCGTATCTTAAACATAAACAGATTATCGTTTATAAACGAATATTTGTCAAGGATTGATATAGTTTTCTTGAAAAGATTTTGCCTTTATATGAAAGCTTTTTAAAATATGCATTCATAGAAGAAATTTATGAATATTATCAATGAGTTCTATGAATGAGCTGAGAACAGCATTTGGATGTTGGTAAAATGCTATAAAATGTTTGTTTTCAGTATATTATTTTGTTTATCTGTATTAACTAGTTTAATATATTATGATATAATATTGTAAATATATATAAAAATTAGTTTTTTATTCCTATATTTTGTTTCATTAAGACACACATAATTTTTCTTAGAAAAGATATCCAACATGATCAATAAAGTAATTTTAGTAGGCAATCTTGGTGCCGATCCTGAGAGCAGGACAATGGCATCTGGTGCAGAGGTGGTGAACTTTCGTATAGCCACGTCACAGAGCTATACAGATAAAGCAACAGGTGAAAAGGTAGATAAAACAGAATGGCATTCTGTCGTTGTTTTTAATCCACATCTTGCAAAGGTTGCGCTTCAGTATCTGAGTAAAGGTTCCAAGGTTTATGTTGAAGGTCAATTACAGACACGTAAATGGCAAGATAAAAGCGGGCAAACACGTTACACAACAGAAATTGTCTTGCCGCAATATAGGGGTGAATTGAGGATCCTTAATAGCATTCAAAAAGATGGTATTGATATGGCTTTGGAAGCGATGGAGCAAGAGGATAAGCGGTATTTAAAAACAACTTTGAATGATAGAATCCCGTTTTAATCAGAGGTTTTCTTATGAAGAAACGAAAGAAACGGGGAAGACCTAGAATAGAAGGTCAAATAAGAGAACCCAATGGACGTATTTCGCGTGCAAAAACGACTGACAAGTCTTTGTACCAACAGACACTTAAAATGCGTGCCAAGCGTTATGGGGCGAGTATTCAAGATGCGAAAAACCCGCTTATGGGCACTTATGTAGGGCGGTTATATTTGTTGGAAAAAAAGATTAATCAAGATCAGTATGATGCGTCACAGCAGTATATTCAGGTGAAAAACGATTATCGGTGTGCAAAAGGGTTTCAGAGTGCAGTTTATAGTGAGATGCCAACATGTTATGATGACAGAGGAAGGGAAAAATGGATTGAAATAGCAACTGATCGCTATGAAGCTGTGCAAGAGGTTATTAGAGAAACACAAGGTTTATATCGTCAGTATAATCTTCATGCTGCTTTGCAGTATATTGTTATAGAAGACCAACAACTGCCGCATCTTGTCAGTTCTCTATACATTGCTCTGAATGCTCTTCATAAATACTTCTCGCAAGAGAAAAAAACTTTGTAAACTTTAAGCAGCGTCTTGAATATCAATAAGTGATGAACTCTTGAAAGTCTTTAATAATAACAATAAGGATATCATTATCATCTTTAATGAATTTAATGGCATATTTCATTTGGAACAAGATTGTACGTTAAGTTGCAAATTAAGAGCTGTTAATACTGCAACTAAGGTTGAAAGTTTAGGATCACCATTTTCACTTAAAGAGCGATACAAACCACTTCGTGCGAGATCCGCTTCTTTTGCTAAAGCACTCATATTTTGAGCTCGAGCAACAATACCAAGAGCATCAGCAATATGAGCTGCGTCACCTGTTTTAAAAGCTTCATTTAAGAATATTTGCTGTTCTTCAGAAGTTTTCAGATATTCTTCAGGTTTAAATGGTGTTACCTTCATCAGTATACTCCTTTTTTAGTTTCAACGCTTTTTCAATATCTTTTTGCTGTGTTGATTTATCTCCACCACATAACAAAAGGATAAATTCAGAACCGCTTTTGAAGAAATAAACCCGGTAACCGGCTCCATAGTGGATACGTAATTCACCGATACCATTAAAAAATTTTACATCACCTAATAACCCTCGGTTTAAACGTGTGATACGTTCAAGAATAATAGCTTTAACACTTTTGTCTTTGAGCTTCTTAAGCCAAATGTCGAATTCTTCAGTTTTATGAATGCGTATCATGTGTCTACTATAGTGTACATATGATATTTTGTCAAGTGAAATCCTTTATTTTAAATGTGTGATTTTACACTTCCAAATACCATATTTAGATTAATTGAGATAAAAAGATACCAGATTATGATTTTTTAGTTGACATGGGGGAGAAAATAGTATTTAATGACACCGCTGTAGGAGGTTTTATTGCGTCCAAAATTACAGTTGTAATACAATTTTTATTTCTTGCTATGCTACGGAAAGCCCTGCGTTTGCAGGGTTTTTTGTTAAAGCAATCCAGTTTATTCATTTTTATTTATTGACATTAATTGACCTCCTCTTGTCCCCCGAGAGTGAGGTCTTTTTTGTTTAAATCACTTCCAAAGGAATCCCCGATGGCATCTGGATCAGATAAGTCTGTGAAAGGGACACCGCCTAATGCAGGAGCAGGGCGTGTGAAAGGTGTTCCCAATAAGACAACGCGTATACTTAAAGAGGCTGTGATTAAGGCTGCAGAGCAGGCTGGCAACAAATATGGCAATGAAGGGCTGATCTCTTATCTTGAACGCCAGGCTGTAAAATGCCCCGCTGCTTATTTAGCGTTGTTGGGAAAGATCTTGCCTTTGCAGGTTACCGGTGAAAATGATGAAGCCATCAAGATGATTACACGTGTTGAGATTGTAGCACCTGTTATCAAGGACAAAGATGCTGTTTAAGGGTAATTGAGATGGCTACAGCTCAAGTTGTGATCATCGAGAAATTAATCCCCTTGTTTCAAGGAGCTGCTGATGTGCGTGCTGCGTGGGGAGGGCGAGGATCAGGAAAGACAAGGTCCTTTGCCTTAATGGCGGCCTTAAAGGGCTATGAATATGGTATGGGTGGGATATCAGGGATTATCCTTTGTGCTCGCCAGTTTCAAAATTCGCTTGCTGAGAGTTCATTGCAAGAGATTAAACGAGCGATTGAGACTTATGATTTTTTAAAGGATTATTACAACGTTGGAGAGTCGTCCATTAAGTCGAAAGATGGACGTATATCTTTTCAGTTTTCGGGGCTAGATCGCAATATTGCGAGCATTAAGTCGATGGGACGTATTTTGCTTTGTTGGGTTGATGAAGCTGAACCTGTGACAGAAACGGCTTGGCAAACACTGATACCGACATTGCGGGAAGAAGGAGAGGGCTGGCGTGCAGAGCTTTGGGTGACGTGGAATCCGTTGCGTGAGAATGCACCTGTTGAAAGACGCTTTCGTTTTACAAAGGACGAAAACATTAAAGGAGTAGAAGTTAACTGGTCTGATAATCCTTTGTTTCCCCAAAAGCTGCAAAGAGTACGTCTTGATGATCTTCAAAACCGTCCTGAGAGCTATAAGCATATTTGGGAGGGTGATTATCTTAAAGCTGTGCAAGGGGCTTATTTTCAAAAGGAGATGTTAGCAGCAGAGCAAGAGGGGCGCATAGGGCATGTTGCACGTGATCCTTTAATGCCCATTCGTGCTTTTTGGGATATTGGGGGCACTGGAGCTAAAGCTGACGCAACGGCTATATGGATTGCACAGTTTGTGGGAAGAGAGATCAGGGTGCTTGATTATTATGAAGCACAAGGTCAACCCTTATCGGAGCATATAGGATGGTTGCGTCATAATGGTTATGACAAGGCAGTGATGGTGCTTCCTCATGATGGGGCGACAAGAGACCGTGTTTATAATGTGAGCTTTGAGAGTGCTTTAAATGAGGCTGGTTTTGACACACAGGTTGTGCCCAATCAAGGAGCAGGGGCTGTTAAGATGCGCATTGAAGCGGTGCGTCGTATTTTACCTTGTGTTTGGTTTCATGAAGAAACAACGGTTGCTGGCCGTAAGGCGTTAAATTGGTATCACGAAAAATGGGATGAAAAGCGCGCCATTGGTTTGGGTGCTGAACATGACTGGGCAAGTCATGGAGCCGATGCCTTTGGTTTGATGTGCACTGTTTATGAAGCACCACGTACTCCATCAAAACCAGAGCGTTATAGCGCGACAGAAAGAGAAACGGCATCATGGATGGCATTTTAGAAAACGATGTACAAAAGACGACAAGTCTTGATGATGATGCGCTTTATAGACGTCTTAAGTCTTGGTATGCAGAAGATATAGAGCATGCCAATGAATGGCGTGAGCAAGCGCGTGAAGACTTTGACTTTTATAATGGACGTCAATGGGCAGAAGAAGATTTAGCTGTTTTAAAGGCACAGCGGCGCCCTGTGATGACGTTTAACCGTATTGCTCCTTTGGTGAATGCCATTGTTGGAGCAGAGCGTAACAATAAACGGGAAGTGCAGTTTCAACCAAGACAAGTTGGTGCAGCGATATCCAATGAATTACTCACCGGAGCAGCAGAATGGTTTCGTGATGAAGCTGAAGCTGAATATGCCGATTCCGATGCCTTTCAAGATATGGTCATTTGCGGTATGGGGTGGACAGATACACGGCTTGATTATGAAGAAAACCCTGAAGGTAAACCCACAGTAAGACGCTTAGATCCACTCAAGATGGTGTGGGATGTGAATGCTGTAAGGCCTAATCTGGTTGATGCACAGCGTATGTGGTATGTTGATCGCAAGCCCATTGAGGATGCAAAAAGCTTGTTTCCCAATGTGGCCAGTGAAGATCTGAATGCTGATTGGGCTGTCGATAACACAACCGATCTTGAAGATTATCATGTTTCCCTTGATGCTTATAGTGATGACAATAATAGGATAGATGCCGTTTCAAGGAAACGCTATGTCACGCTTGTTGAGTGTCGTTGGTTTGAACATGAGACCTATTACAAAGCACCTGATCTTCAAACAGGACAGATGCGTGATTATAGTGCCCAAGAGTTTGAACAACTGCAAATGCTTGTGCCGCAAATCCAAGGAGCGAGCTTTCATAAAAAGGTGGTTAAGCGTGCTTTTTTAGGGCGTCGTCTTTTAGGCAAGCCTGACAGACCATTAGCGCCTGATGGGCAACTTGGATGGGAGTGCATTACAGGCACGTTGGATAAGCTTAAAAACCAGTTTTATGGCATTGTGAGGCCGGCGAAAGACCCACAAAAATGGTCGAATAAATATTTTAGTCAGGTGATGTATATCCTCAATAGCCAGGCTAAAGGTGGGATTATGGCTGAACGAGGTGCTTTTGATGATGAGCGCCAGGCCGTGGAGAGCTGGGCAAAGGCTGATACAATCACATGGCTTAAAAGTGGTGCTTTAACTCGTGGAATGATACAGTCTAAACCACGTGCAGAGTTTCCTAATGGTTTCTTTCAGCTGTTTAATGAGGCCTGTGAGGCGCTTACACATGTGACAGGTTTATCTGCTGAGTTTATAGGAACAAGGGAGGTTAATCAGGCGAATGTGTTGGAGAATACACGTCGCCAGTCAACACTCAATTTGCTTGCAGGTTTATTTGATAATTTAAAGCTGTATCGGTGCCGACAAGGAAAGATCATTCTTTATCTGATTCAAACCTATCTTTCCGATGGTCGTTTGGTGCGCATTTCTGGACCAGAGAAGGCTGAGTATGTACCCTTAACGCGTGAGGCTGTCACCACCCTTGAGTATGACATTATCGTTGATGATTCACCAACCAGTCCGAATGAGAAAGAAAGAACCTTTGCAGCGGTTACTCAGATGTTGCCGTTGCTCGGGAATTTCTTAACGCCTGATATGATCCCCGATCTTTTGAAACTCTCGCCATTGCCAGCAACTCTTGTAGCCAGTTTAACGGCTAAAGCCCAGCAAGCGCAAATGCAACAGCAACAACAGCAGATGATGATGCAAAACCAAGGGCCACAATTAAGCCCCGAGCAACAAGCAAAAGTTGCAGCCATTCAACAAGAAACTCAGGCGAAAGGCGTGCTCAATCAACTGGATGCCCAAAGCAAACAAATGGCACTGCAGCAAAAGAATATTGAGCTTTTCTTAAAGCAAGAACAAGCGCGTATGCAGCTTGAACAGCAAAGAGCAAGAAATGAGATAACCCAGCGAGAGATGCAGATCAGAGCATTACAAATAGAGCTTGAAGGTTATCGAGCAGCAACCATCAGAGGCAAAACTTAAACGAAAAGGAACGAAACAATGGAAGAAAAATTAACCCCTGAAGAACAAGCCCTTTATGATGAACAATTTGCAAGCAATTCTCCTGTTGGCGATTATTCTATTGAAAGCGTGCAAGTGGATGAACCTGAGCAAGATGTTAAAACAGATGGAGCAAATGACACAGGTGGGCTAGATGAGGCATCTGAGCAGCCAGGAGAAGAGGTTTCTCAAGAGCCGTTAAATGATGATGCTGGTGAGCAAGAGTCTGAAAAGCCTGATTACGGTGTTGTAGAGCAAGAGCGCCAAGCGCGTCAAAAAGCGGAGCAAGATGCTGCTGAGGCTCGTGAGCTTGCACTGGAGATGGCACAAAAATATGCCACCATGCAGCAAGAAATTACGCGCCGTTCTGATGAAAATGTTCCTTCTTTGGAAAAGGATCCCAAGGCGCATATGGCATGGCTTAGTCAGAAGGTGCAAGAACAGCAAAGATTGCTTCATGAGTTTTCATCGATAAGAGAGCAACAAGAGCGCGTCAATCAAGAGCACTATGAGCGTCAGCAATTAGGGGATTATTTTGAAGCAGCCAAGGCACAGGTTCAAGATAAATACCCTGACTTAGATAGCATGATGGATTATCTTTATGAGTATGCAGACAATGATTTGAAAGAAAATGCCAATCTGTATCCGCAACTTAATGACCCTGCGGTAAGGCAAGAACAACTTGGCACTCAATTGCGTGATATATGTAAGCAGTGTCAAAGGGCAGGTATTAACCCTGTGGAGTTTCTTGTGCAAAAAGCAAAGAAGTCTGGATACTCTGGCCCACAGATGAGAGATGATGTGAGTGCTCTTCAAGAACGCACAACAGCAGCACGTACATTGACAGCCCGTGGGGGGCAAGCTCCAACAGGGGGTGTTGATGTAAAAACACTTTCTTCCATGCCGGAAGCTGAGTTTGCAGCATGGGTTGAGAAAAATCCTGGGAAATTTGAACAAATTATGAGCGGGATGTGAAGGACATGCATCTTAGCTCATCAGAGATAACCAAGTGATGGTGCTTGGTTATGCCGTACTTTTTGCGGCAATTTTTTAAACAATACGAAGAAAGGCATTTTAAAAAATGGCGACAACACAAATAACGATCAATGACCCATTAGCGGTTAGCGCTTGGGCTAAGATGCTCAATACAGAGACCTCAAAAGCGTTGTCTATTGCACCGCTTATGGGGACAAACAAAAATAGTGTCATCCAAGTTCAGGATGAATCAGGAAAATCAGCGGGTGATTCAATCACCATGGGATTGCGTGTTCAGCTTATGGGTGATGGTGTTAGCGAGGGCCAAACGCTGGAAGGCAATGAGGAAGCACTTCAGTTTATGAGTGATAAGATACGCATTAATGAGCTTTCTCATGCTGTACGTGTTAAAAATGAAGGATCGATTGATCAGCAACGTGTTTTGTTTAACTTGCGTAATGAAGCAAAGGATGGACTTGTTGATTGGTATGCAGACCGTTTAAGCATGATGTTCTTTATTCAGGCTGCAGGCTATACAGCACCATGGATGAAGTTTGAAGGGCATACCGTAACGCTTAAGCCTGTGCATTATGGTTTTAATGAACCTTTAGAGCCAAGCAGTAAGCGTGTTATTCGCCCAGGTCAGAAAAAAACGGATGAGACGCTTGCGAAAGAGGATGTGTTTAATCTCAAATTGATTGATCAAGCTGTGCAGCGTGCAAAACTGGCTAATCCTAAGATTAGACCGGTGCGTATCAATGGAGACAGTGTCTATGTGATGTATCTTCACCCAATACAGGTGACCCAATTGCGCACCAATACAGATCCTGGTCAGTGGCTTGACATTACCAAGGCAGTTTTTAATGGAAGCCGCTCTAAAAACCCCATTTTTGATGGATCATTAGGGATGTATAATGGTGTTGTTTTGCGTGAATCTGAACATGTGCCCAATGGTGTTGATTCAAAGACCAAAGAGCCTGTTTTGTCTGTTCGGCGTGCTGTTTTGCTTGGTGCACAAAGTATCATCATGGCTTATGGGCGTTTTAATGGTGGAGCGAAAGGCAATGGAGCAACACGCTATAAATTAGTGGAAGAGATGTTTGATTATGAACGTGAGTTTGGTGTGGCTGCTAAGACTCTTATTGGCATGAAAAAGCCACGCTACGCTTTACCCTATTCTAATCAGGGAGCACAAGACTTTGGCACCATTGTCATTCCATCTTTTGCTGAAGATAACGTATAAACATCAATGAAATGAGTAGGATTTAATTATGACAAAACAACGTCTTATGACACAGACATTTGTTGATTTTACACAAACAACGGATGAGGGCATGCCACCTGTTTTGCAGGGGCGTGATATTCATACACAACAAGTGAGCTTTTTTCGCTCACGTATACAAGCAAGTGACACAGGGCTTACCACATCGGTTGGTGTTTTACCACGGGGTGCTTTGATTAAAAGCATTACTGTTTATACACTGACAGATTTTGAAGGGGCCACTGCAACGATTGGCAAAAAACCAGGGGACAGTGATTATGGGACACAAGTGCTTGAAGCGGAAGGTGTTAAAGAGGTTGAATTGCCTTTAAAAGCACGCAGCGTTCCCCTTCAGTTTGAAAATACGATTTATGTTACACGAGACAAGAAAAGCTCCAAAGGGGATGCTGAGATCATTGTTGAGTTTTACACAAATCGTTAAAAGAAGGGGGCGTTTGTTCCTTACGCTCCCTCCTTTTTAAATGTTGGGAATATTATTGATGGCTATTACGATTCATACAGGCGGTCCCCTTGAGATAAAAGGAGAGATAGTTCCTCATGATCAAAATTTCATTCAGATGGTCGATGATATTCAAGATGAGATTGATGATCAAACCAATGAATATGTTGACCAAGTACAAAAGGTGATATTTTCAGCTATTCGTTTTTGTGAACGGTTTCCCTTTTATTTTAATGAAAGCCGTGAGGTTGTTTTAACCACATTGCAAGGCAAAAGCCGATATGGAGATGAGGCTCACCCTTCAATCAGTGGAGCTATTCAGATTATTGATGCTTATATTGATGGGAATAATCATAGCAAGTCAAAGCTTTTGCGGGTAGATCCGATGGAGATTGAAGGGTTTGATGAGGCTCATCGTGGTTTGCCCACACGCTATGCTTATTTTGCACAAAGGCTTGTTTTCTATCCAACACCCGATAATGTTTATTCTATCAGGCTTATTCTTGATCCTATACGGGTTAAAACTATTGAGAATGCGAGGCAAGCATCTGTATGGTTTTTGGAAGCTTATGAGCTTATCAAAACCCGCGCAAAATATGAGTTATATGCCAATATACTCAAAGAACCACAGATGGCAGCAACAGCCCTTGCGATGTTTCAAGAGCAGTTAAACGCGCTTCAAATTGAGACCTCACGGCGTAAAAACTTTGCACAGATTCAACACACGGATTTCTGATGACTTTTATCCCTATTGCTGAATTTAGACCAGACACTGCATTTATAAACAGTGGCTATTCGAATGAGATTGTGAATGTTTTGCCTGCCCCTCAGGCTTATATTCCCTTTCCAACGGTTGCACCTATTTCAGAACCATTTCCCGATGAGATCTTAGGCGTGTATGCTGTACGCTCATCAGGTGGTGTGCGTATCATTGTGGGTTCACCAACCAAGCTTTACGCGTTTGATAATAGTACGCGTGGATGGAAAGATATCAGCAAGCCTGATACGCTCTATCATGCCAATGAGACAGCACCTTGGTCATTTGCTTCTTTTGGGGATTATATCATTGCTGTTAATAGTAATGATGCACCACAGGTGCTTTCTTTAAAAAAGGATGAGAGGTTTGATGATTTGGGAGGGGAGCCTCCACGGGCTGGTATTGTGCGTGTTTGGGGTGATTTTGTTTGTTTGATGAAGCTTACAGATTATCCAAACCGTGTGCATTGGTCAGGGTTAAATGATGCGCAGTTTTGGACTGTTGGGGAAAACAGCTGTGATTATCAAAATTTTCCAGATGGTGAATATGTTCAAGGTTCAACACAAGCAACCAACCCATTTATTTTTATGCGATCTTCTATTTACCATGCGACATTTGTACCAGGCTCGAAGATTATATTTAGTTTTACGAAAGTAAAGGATAAAATAGGAGCCAAAAGCAGCACAGCCATTGCAAGCCGTGGGGAACATACTTTCTTTGTCGCTGATGATGGGTTTTACCAGATCAATAATGAAGGAGAGATGCTGCCTATTGGTTTTGGTAAAGTCGATAAAACGGTTTTTACACTTTATCATAACTTTTCTATTGATGACATGCACGCGTGCATTGATCCAGTTTATTCACGGGTATACTTTTCGATCAATGACGATATCGCTGGAATGCATATTTATGTGTATGATTGGATCTTGCAAACATGGAGTGTCATCAAGGGGCATGATCTTTTCTTATTTCCCTTATTTGCAGTGGGGTATACCTTAGAAGGTCTCGATGAAGTCTCTAACCGTTTGATAGATTTGCCCGCTTCTCTTGATAGTAAGATATGGCAAAATGGTGCCCCTGTCTTAGGAGCGTTTAATCAAGACAATAGATTTGGGCTTTTTGCTGGCCCGCCGATGGAAGCGGTGATTACCTCACAGACGATGGGTAATACGACAAGACAGATCAACCTGATGAGTGAGGCTTTTGTTCAAGCCGATACAACAGAGGGTTTGTTAAGTGTTGGGGCTGCTTTTATTCTGGATGATGACAATCGGTTTCATTGGGCAGACGAACGTTATGCGGGCTATAATCACGGGATGTATAATATTCGCTCACGAGCGCGTTATCATGGGTTGCGTCTGAGAATACCAGAAGGCACACCATGGACGCATATGACAGGTTTTGAAGTAACGCTCAAACCTGCAGGTATCAGATGAATTTGAAAGTTTATAACACACAGCAATGGAGTGCTGAACAAATAGCACCTTATTGGCGTAATATCTTAAAATCGATTGCTTATTTTATTGATAAGTTTCCCGATGATTATGATCTTGAGACACTTTTGAGCGATATTTTAAAAGGGGAAAAGCTTCTTTGGATTATCGTTGATGAGCACGAAAATTTTATGGCTCATATCACTACACAATTGGATCATCTTATTACAGGGGTAAAGCGTGCGGTTATTGTGACGCTTGGTGGAACAGGTGGGCAGCATTTAAGTCAGATTATTCCACATATTGAGGACTATTACAAAGAACAAGGGGCAGACGAGCTTATCATCATAGGCCGGCGTGGATGGGAGAGATCTCTTAAAGCGCATGGCTACTGCGTTAATCTTTTAGAATATAGAAAGCAGCTTTAACATGGGAAAAAATAAAAAACCAAAGGTGACACAAAACACGACACAGACAAATGCACCTCCTGCGTGGGCACAAGGTATTTTTGAGCTTGGTGCCAATGATGCGATGAATCTTTACAATAGTGGCAGTGGGAAGGAGGTTTATCAGGGGGATCGTGTTACCAATTTGAGTGATCAGACATTGGGTGCGATTACAGGGCTTAACAACACGGCTCAAAGCTATAATAACAGCTATTTAAATGGGCTTGCCACGGGACCAAATGCAGCAAGTCAAAATTTAAGCAACATGGCTTCTGGGGCGCAAATAGGCGCTAACCCTTATTTTAATGAAGCCCTTCAAAACACCTTAAACAATACGGCGAACTCTATTAACAGTTCAATGTCAGGGGCAGGGCGTTATGGTTCAGGGGCACATACGGGTGTTCTTGCCAATGAATTGGGGGGTATTGCAACCCAAGCGATGGCACAGCAATATAACCAAGATGTCAACAATATGATGGCTGCCAATAGTTTGATTGACCAGGCTAACCAAAACCAGCTTGCAGGGGCATCGAATTTCTTCCAAGGTCAAGGTCAGGCGAATATAAATGCGCTTGCGGGAGGCAGTTTGATTGATGCCAATAATCAGCAGAAACTTGATGCAGAGCGGGAAAAATGGGAGCAGCAGAATAATCTTGAATGGGATCAGTTAAGTAAGTTACTGGCCGCAGGAGGGGCTGTTTCTGGCAATTACGGTACACAAACAGGGCAATCGACAACACTTGTTCCAAACAATCCATGGGCAACTATTGGAGGTATTGGGGGTATTTTTGGTGGAATGCCGGGGTTAAGTGATCGAAGAGCAAAAGAGAACATTGTTGAAGTTGGGTATAGAGATGGACACAAGCTCTATGACTATAATTACAAAGGGTGCTCTAAACGCTATCGAGGGGTAATGGCGCAAGATATTCTTGCAACAAATCCTGAGGCTGTTTTCTTAAATACTGTCACCGGCCTTTTGCATGTTGATTATAGCAAGCTTGGTTTTAATATGGAAAGGGTTGCTTAATGTCTAGATTTGATGAGTTAGATCCACCTTTGGGTCAAGAAAATGGCCGCAATAATAAAGGGTTTATGCATTTTTTTGCTCGTTCTGACCCGTTCCTTAAGCATATCAATAAACAAGACAGGCGTTATAATCGACAAAAGGCCACTCTTCAGGATCTTATTCGAGGCGTTTATGATGAACCTGAAGAAACGGGTAAAAAAGGGCTTAAAGATTTAATTGTATCTGTTACAGATTTAAAAAGTCAGATGCCTCCTTTATCAGATTACTCAATCAAAACAAACAATACACCCCAACTCTATCAAGGCAATTCTTTAGAGAATGCTGTGTCGTTGGCGCCCCAATCTGAATTTGTTTCTCCTATTGATATGCCTTCACAAGATGAAGCAGAGCAACAGCAAAAGGATGCAATGAATTATATTGCTGAGCTCAACAGAGGAGGACCTGCCCCAGAGCAATTGCAGGGTGATGCGCCTTTGAATGAAGAGGAGGCTTTGAGTGAGGAAGGGGCTTTACAAGCAAATGATAAGCCAGAGCAAGCTGTAAATGGTGAAGCAGAAGATTTTTTCCAAAGGTTAGTGGGGGGCAATGGAGATACACAGGCGCATGATAAATACAGTGCGAGCGGTTTATGGGATCGTTTTAAGAACTCGGAATTTTCAGAGCGTTTAATGGATTCTTTTGCTGGTCTTGCTTCGGGGCAAACACCTCAAGAGAGCTTTTCAAATGCAGCACTTAAATTGCGCCAGGGCAATAGTGAGCGGGCTCAACGTCAGCAAATTTTAAAAGTTTTACAATCCAAAGGATATAGTGATCAAGAGGCGCAAGCAATTGCACAAAACCCTGATCTTGCTACGAAAATCATGAGCGATACGTTAAGCCCTACTGGCCTTCAGGAGGGGTATAGAATACTCACACCCGAAGAAAAGGAAGCGCACGGCTTGCCCGGTGATATGGCTTACCAAATATCAACACAGACGGGCAAGATTGAACCTCTCAAGGGAACACAAAGAACAGATGATCCTAACAATATGCTTTCAAGGCCTGAGCTTGGACATATGTATGTTAAAGATGAAAATGGCAACATACGTTCTGTACTTATTCCAGGAAGTGATGCAGAGCGTAAAAGAATAGATGAAGAGAACAAGAAAAAAGTAGAATTTGCAAACAAATCTTTTAAAGCAGAACAGTTCATTGGAATGGTAGAAAAATTACAGGAAAAATTGGATAAAAATCATAGCATTGTTGGTTTTTTGGGTTATTGGGAATCGCTCATACCAGGAACACCTGCTTCTCAATTTAAGTCTATGCTTAATGTTATTAAAGCAAACATTGCAATTGATAGATTGATGCAAATGAAAGATCTTGCGCCAAATGGAGCATCAGGCTTTGGGAACTTATCTAACGTTGAATTTATGGCACTGCAGAACTCTATAGCTGCTTTAGAACAAGACCTTTCACCTGAGCAGATGAAAGAATCTTTCCAAACGATTATTGATACTTACAAGAAAGCCAATAAAGCAACGCGGATACTTCTTTTTAGTGAAGGAGAAGTATCACCTGAACTTGTTCAAGAAGCATACGGAATTGAAGCTTATAAAAATCAAGATAAGGCGCAACAGACGCAAGATGAGCAGCCACGTGTGACGGAATATACGCAATTTGATACGTTACCAGAAGGTTATGCATTCCTTGATAGTGACAATCGCGTTAGAAGGAAACAAAGCAATGGCTGAGTTAAGACAACCCATGACAAACGAAAAGCCTTTTGATAAGCGATTAGTTGATAAGCGATTGCTTGATACAAACTATAATAATGCTGAAGTTCTTGGTCATATAAGTGACTTTACTCCAGAACAACTCCGAGAGATTTTCTCAAAAAATAAGGAGTTGCTTGAGAAAGCAAAAAAAAATAAAATTTCATCTCCCCCTCCTTTTGATAAGCGATTAGTTGATAAACGATTGCTTGACACAGACTATAATAATTCTCCTGTTCTTGGTCATATAAGTGACTTTACCCCAGAACAGCTCCGAGAGATTTTCTCAAGGAATAAAGAATTACTTGCTAAAGCAAGACAAAATGGTTCTATCACAAACAATAATAAACCAACGACACAAGAAGATAGTCCTAAAACGAGTACTATGGAGGCTTTGGGATGGGGGACAGTTCACGGAGCGACTTTGGGCTATGATGATGAAATAGGAGCACTTTTTGGAAAAGAAACATATGACGACGGAGTGAAGAGACGGCGTGACTATCAAAAGTTGTTGGCTAAAGAGCATCCTTATGCTTATTTCGCCGGTAATTTAGCTGGTGGTGTGGCAGCCCTAGTTCCTGCAATAGTTGCAGGCCCTGTTGCAGCAGGTGGTGCTGCTGTTGCACGTGGTGCGCTTGCTGCTGGACGTGCTGCTCCTGCTATTGGACGAGGTATAGCTGGTGCTATACGTGGTGCTCCTGCTGCTATGCGCGCTATGCCTTCAGCTGTACGCGCTGTTCCCGCTGCTATGCGTGCTGCTCCTGCTGCTGTTGGACGTGGTGCACTTGCTACTGGACGTGCTATTCCCGGTGCTATACGTGCTACTCCTACAGCAGCAAAAGCTGTAGGTAAAGCTGTAATGAGTCCTGTAAATAAGGCAGCCACAAGAACTTCAGGTGCAGCTGCAGATTATGTAAGTAGAGCAGAGGCAAAAGCATTTCATTCTGCATTAGCGCAAGGAGCCACACGGGCAGAAGCAAAACTTGCAGGGGAAGCAGCTGCAAAGAAAGCCGTAGCAAAGTTTAATACAATACGCGCAGCAAAAATCGGTGGAATCTATGGAGCTATAGCAGGAAGTGGTGAAGGGGAAGGTTGGGGGAATACTATAGTAACTACTGGATTTGGTGGGGCATTTGGTGGTCTTACACCCTTTGCTCTATCAGCAGCAGCGCCTCTTGTCACAAAACCAGCTAGTGCAACGACTTCTTTTGTTAAAAAAACGCTTCCAAAATGGGTTCGTGGAAGTCAACCAGGTGAAGTTCAAATAAGCAACAAAGCGCTTAAAGAGATAAGTCGTGCTTTAGACAATGCAGGTATTCATGATCTTGACAAGGCTTTAAAGTGGAAAGGCTCTGATTCAATGATCATTGATTTAAGTGATCAGCTTGCTGCACGGGCTTTAAGAGAGGCAAAAAAAGACTATCCTACACATTCAATAATGAGCAATCGTTTAGGAGCTAGGCAAGCTGAAAGTACTCAACGTGTAAGGGAAAGACTAAATGAAACACTCGGTAAGAAAGTTAATACACTTGATTTAAAGCAAGACATTATTAACACCGCAAAAAGAGAGGCTGAACCGCTCTATGAAAAGGCATTTACTGCACCCATTGCAGAGTCTGTTATGAAAGATTTACAGCTTTTAGAAGAAAGTCCTGCATTTAATGACGCACGTAAAAAAGCAATTGCGGGCTTGTTAAACGTGGGAGATGAAACAGTTATAGCAAATCGTAAAAATCCAGAAATGAGTATGCAGATTTTGCACAGAATAAAGGGGGACATAGATAATCAGATTAAATTAGCTCTCAGAGAAGATAATCAAACACATGCTGCAGATTTGATGAATGTGAAGGAACGTCTTCTTCGTGTTTTAGATACGTCATCTCCACATTATACCCAAGCAAGAAAGTTTTACCATGATGAGCGCACTCTTGGCAGCGCCTTATCTCAAGGTGAAAAAGCGTTTGATAAGAATGTTACGCTTGATATGATCAAAAATCAGCTTTCAGGCTTGGAATCTAAAGAACTGGATGCGTTTAGAAAAGGTGCACGTTCACAGATAGAACATGCAGCAGCCAATGTACAAAGCCCTGAGAATAGTCTTTCCAATTTGTTTAATACGCAAAGTGGACAAGAGAAATTACGGCTCATTTATGGTAAGGATAAAGCAAACCAAATGGTGAAAGCTTTACGGCCAGAGGTTGAGAGATCAGAGTTATTTGCTCGCCTTCCAAGGAACGAGGGTGAGCTCGGATCAAAGGCAGGAGAAGCACTTGATAATGTAAGTAAGTCTAGCCTTCGTACTACAATAATGAATTTTTTTACAGGGTCAGTCAAGCGTGGAGTGTCGTCAATCGATAGAAATGTCGAGAGAGATATTGCAGAACTCATAACAGCCCATGAACGTGGGGATGTTAGGTTATCGAGACAAAAATCTGTTGAGTTAATTAACAAGTTTCGTAAAGCAGAACAGAAGCGTTTAATCACACAAGAAGAATTTGTAAAGTTCATCAATTTGCTTAATGTTCTATCGACGGGCAGCTATATTAGAGGGCTTAAAAATTAATGATTAATTTTCATCCTGATGTTCACAGTGCCATCTCCCAGGCGGCACAAAGGTATGATTTACCCGAAAGCTTTCTTAAACGCGTGGCGATGATAGAAAGTGGTGGTGATCCCAATGCAAGAAATAAGAACAGTAGTGCAGGTGGGCTTTATCAATTTTTAGATTCAACAGCACGCCAATATAAGTTGGATAACAAGTTTGATCCACTTCAATCGATTGATGCGATGGCACGGTTTACCAAAGACAATATCCGTTATTTGCAAACAGCTTTGGGAAGAGCACCTTCAGAAGCTGAACTTTATTTAGCACATCAACAAGGGCCAGCGGGGGCTGCAAGGCTTATTAAAAACCCAAATGCACCAGCAAGCCAGCTGTTAACCCCCCAGGCAATAGCCCTTAATGGTGGCCGCCCTGGTGCAACAGCAGGTGATTTTATGAATCATGTTTATCAGCTGTACAATAAAACAGCACAGCCTGAGCAAGGTTATAGGCAAGCGGTTCCACCACGTGGCATGCAAAGGCTTCAAAATGTAATGCAGGGTGATCAATTGGTTGCACAGAATATGGCAATGTATCCTCAAATGGTGCCTCCTGAAAATGTTGCACGTACTGATTTTCTAAAAAAAGGCGTGGATGGTTTAACGCAGTTAATCAAAGAGAATGCGCAAAATTATGATCAACAGATACAGATGGCACAAAATCACATGATGCAGCAGCCTGTGTTTTCACAAGCAGGGGCACGCCCTGCAGATCTAACGCCTTTGATTGACCCGTCACGACGTCAACCTGTTTCTTCTTTAAATGGTCGACAAAGAGGAGATCAATTGCGCAAAGAGTTCTTAACAAGGGCAGGAGTTTATAATGTCTGATATTTATGATTGGTCACTGACAGCGGATACAAACGCACACTCAGATGATATTATTAATTGGGCACAAGGTCAGCCGCCCAGTTCTGTTAATAATAGTGCACGTGCTATGATGCAGCGTATACGAGAATATCTTGCAGATAATGGCGGGAGTATTGAAGCAAAGTTTGTCGTCAACAGTCAAGAAAAGACGACATCAATTACACTCAATACAGTTTCTCCTATCACGGAATATAAGAATGATATCTTTATACGTTTTAAGGCAAGCGACACAAATGTTGGTGCGACAACAATAACCGTCAATCGTTTGAGTGAGAAGCCTGTTTATAAGATGACCGATGCAGGTGTTATGCCTTTAGAAGGTGGTGAACTGCAAAAAGATGGCATTTATGAACTGGTCTATAATAACAACACACTAACAAGAAGTCTTGATGGTTGGTATTTATTAAACCCAACCCCAAAAACACCTCCTAAGATAGAAATTTTTCCAGCTGGGTTTATTGCGACATTTGCAATGAAAGAAGTGCCAGGTGGTTGGCTTTTGTGTGATGGTGCAAGCTATGAGCGCAAGAAATATCCTCGGTTGTTCAAGGCAATAGATATATATTGGGGAGCAGATAGCGATACTACTTTTAGAGTACCCGATTTTAGGGGGATGTTTTTACGTGGTTTTGATAATGGGCGTGGTGTAGATCAGGGTAGAAAATTTGCTGAAAAGCAGCAAGATAGCTTGAAAACGCATACACATGGCTGCACCATTGAAATGTCAGGGGCGCATGTACACCAGTATCAGTATGAGGCGTTAAGAAGACCTGGCAGTCCTATTGGTGGAAGAAACCCTGCCTTTTATAGCCAAAATATAAGAGCAAATACAGCCTCAGCAGGTGCACATACGCATAGTGCAACGATTTATTCAACAGGTGGAGCAGAAACACGCCCTATTAATACAACGGTTGTTTACGCCATAAAATCATAAAGGTTTTTTAAAGATGATCAATAATCCCTCGGCAATTGATGAGATTGCCGACACAGGGCAGATTCGTGTTCTTTTTTATGCAAGTCATAAATTAGTTCATGCGCCATTAAATAAGGTTCTTGATAAGGTCAAAGACGATATTCAGCATGATCTTTTGAATGTTTTTACAGCTTACCAAAAAGAGACAGAGCAACGCATTGAGACTTTGCAAGAAGCCGTTGATGAATTGCGTTTGCAACTTGTCAATCTAACACATCCCGAAGATACAAATTAAGGAATTCAAAGCGATGCCTATTCCCTATCACACACACAAGTTTGAAATTGAGCCAGCGACAAATAAGGAAGTCAAAGAAGGTATTTTAGACAATAAAGTTGTTGCACCCTCTTCATTGGGGAGTGCAGCGGCTTATTCTATGGGTTATTTTGCGACTGCTGCTCAAGGAAAGAAAGCTGATGAGGCCGTTGCAAAAAGAGATGTTGGGGCACTTGCTTATAAAGATACGGTTACAGTTAATGATATAAGCACAAGTGGGGATCCTAGTGAGAATACAGTTCTATCGGGTACTGGCTGGATAAAGCTATCGCCTTTGGGAATTGGCGATATGAGTGCTGCTATTTATGATCCTTCTAATGTGATGTCAGATGCCTTTTCTATGGAGAATATGGTTGAAGGTGATACAAAGAAGATTTTGACTGCAGAAGAAAGAGTAAAGCTACAATGGATAAGTTCTGAGTGCCCTACAATAGAAAAATGGAAGAAGGCAGATGAGGATATCAATTATCCTATATCTCCTGCTGATCTTAAAGATACTATCACTCATTTTACATTATCAAAATCTCTTGCGATGTCAAAATCAGTTTATGATCCAGATAAAATAGCAAAGGATGTTTTTGCTATGGATCATATGAAAGAGGGGGAGAAACACCTTATCTTAACGCCTCAAGAACGTATCCAGATTACGAAGATTAATCAAATTGAAGAGGTTGCACAGCAAGCACAAACGACAGCTCAATGTGGGGTCAATGCAGCAGGTGAGGCTAAAGAGACTGCAGATAAAGCACAAGTGGCCGCAGAGAGTGCAAAAGAAACGGCGGCGGTTGCAAAAGAGGCGGCAGTAGCTGCACAAACGACAGCTAATAGTGCAAAGAAAGCCGCTGATACTGCACAAAGCACTGCCAATAAAGCACAAGAAACTGTAGATAAGGTGCAAAGCACTGCAGAGAGTGCAAAGGAAACGGCAGCAGATGCTTTAAGCACAGCAAAGGATGCGCAAAGCACTGCTGATAAAGCACAAGTGGCTGTAGAGAGTGCAAAAGAAGCAGCGACAAGTGCAAAAACAGTAGCTGATAAGGCGCAAGAAACTGCCGTGGATGCAAAAGAGACTGCAGACAAAGCACAAAAAGCAGTTGATCTCATTCACCCTCTTGAAAAGCAAGATTGGATTGATGGCATCAAAGCAGAAAATGCACTGATATCACCGGCTCATCTTGTTGCTTCTATCAAAGCAAATAGTGGCGGCAGTAGTGGGGGCAGCAGCAATAGTGTGGGTGTAGGTGTTAGCAAACCTGTTGAGATTTTCATGACGGAAAGTGGGGAAATTGCATGGCCAGAAGGGACAACTGGAGACACCGAGCTTGAAATATGGGCTTGGGGTGGTGGTAATGCTGGTGATGATAGTGGTCGTCATGGTGGTAATGGTGGGTGTTGTACTTATGTGAGAACAAGGAAAAAGTTTCTTGGCAACAGTAAAGTAACTATCGGCAAGGGTGGAAAAACAGCTGAGAATAGCGGTTTCGCTGGGGAAAAAACAAAAGTTGGTCAGTTTATTACAGCTTCTGGTGGTTCTATCGGATACGATCCTAGTGGTATTCATGGTGCCAGGGGCGATGATGGAGCTGATGCAGAGGATCAAAGTGGTATTGGGGGTGATGGCAAGAATGGTGAAGTTGGTAGGATAGGTGGATTTGGTGGTAATGGGGGAAAGGGGGCAAAAGCGGTAAAAATAGTACTGGAGGGCGTGGGGGCAGTGGTGGCAGAGGGGGCGATAATTTTTTAAAAAGTGCCGGTAATGGAGGTAAAGGCGGTGATGGTGGGCGTGGCGAGAATGGTGGTAAAGGCGGCGGAGGTGGCGATGGTGGAAACAATATATATAACGGTGGCGGTGTTGGAGGTTGGGGTGGTAAAGGAGGAGATGTAGGTGCTGGTTTAGGTGGTGAAGGCGGTTGGGGTGGTAAAGGAGGCAATAGTATGTGGGGTGGTGGTGGCGGAGGTGGTATTGGAGGAGACGGTGGTGATAGTAACCAAGGAATTGGTGGTAAAGGCGGTTTAGGCGGACGTGGTGGAGACAGTATTTATGGCGGTGCAGGTGGAGGGGCAGGGGGTGGCAAAGGTGGAAAAGGCGAGAAAAACGGTAATAATGGTACTAGTGGACTTGGGGGTCATAGCATGTGGGGTGGTCGTGGTGGACAGGGAAGTATTGGTTACTATGGTGGTGGCGGTGGATATTTTCCCGGAAAAGATGCGACATCTTCATCAAGCGGTGCTGGGGGAGATGGTGCTGTATTAATTAAAGTGTATTTATAGAAATGGAATGAAACAATGGCACGAAGGATTAGTAAAGACTGTTTGAATTGTTTAAAAAAATGGGAAGGCTTGCGATTAAACGCTTATCAAGATGCATCTGGTGTTTGGACCATTGGATATGGTCATACCGGAAAAGCTGGTAAGCCATTTGTTGTTGAAGGTATGACGATTACCAAGCAAAAAGCTGAAACTATACTTTTAACTGATTTGCAAAAATATGAAGCAGCAGTAGAAAAAGAGGTTTGCGTTGATTTAAATGATGAACAGTTTGGGGCTCTGGTTTCATTTTGTTATAATGTTGGTGTAAGTGCTTTTCAACGCTCTACCTTGCTTAAAAAGCTTAATAAAGGGGATTATGAAGCTGTACCGGCTGAATTACAAAAATGGACAATGGCAGATGGCAAACGTTTGAAAGGTTTAGTTCACCGGCGTGCTGCTGAAGCGGGGTTATGGGCAACGAGTGCTTATGTTTCTTCTAATTATCAAGCTGTAGAAGCAAAAGAATCAACAAGTGCTTTTAAAGTAGAAATGTTAGCGCCTGTCATTGGGTCTTTCTCGGGGCTTGGAGGATTACTTGCTGGCAATGGTCCAGTTCAGTGGGCTTTTGCGGCAATTATGGTTTTAGCAGCTTGTGTTGGTATTACGTTTGTTGCTCAACGTTTTTGGGAGCAACGGCTGTGATTTGGTGGGGAAAGAAATATTTACTGATGGTGGCGGCGACTTTAGCCGCTTTTTTTGTAACTTTAGCTAAGGTTTTTCGGTTTGGAAAGAAAGTTGAGCAACGCAAACGGACTGAGAAAACTTTAAAAATAGCTATAACACGGTTTGAAGTAGAAGATGAAGTTAACAAGAAAAGTGATGTGGATATACGCTCTGATCTGTCTGAGTGGGTGCGTAAAGAATGACTATGTTTCTTGCCTAGGATGGATGCCAATTTATTTGGATAGGCAAGACTACGATGGAATCAGTTCAAACTTAGCACGAGACATTTTAAAGCATAATGAGAACGGAAAACGTTCTTGTGGATGGAAGCCTATTAACACAAGTTAAAGGTGATTTATAAGGGTAAGTTGCAAAATCCTATTCCCTAACCTGATTATTTTATCCCTAACCTTAAATAAATATCAATAAAATCAATGGGTTATAGGGGTAAAAAAGGCATATGGTGCCCCCAGAGGGCGAATCAGTCCTTAGCAAGTAGAATCCAATCACATAAAAATGTGCAAAGACGTGTTGCTGTATATAGCTTTTTATGATTCAGTAAGAAAATTAATGATTAAATAAAAAATCTGATATCAAAAATTAAAGGTGGTCAAAAAGGTGGTCGAAAAGGAGGGGTAAATGAGGGCGATTCATAGGTTAACAGCATCGTTTGTAAAGACATCTCCTCAGGGTAAGTATTGTGATGGAGCAGGCTTATGGTTAAATGTTCGAAAAGACAATACACGCGGTTGGTTTTTTCGTTATACATACCGCAATAAACGCCGTGAAATGGGGCTTGGTCCTGTTACAAAAACTTCTTTAAAGGAAGCACGCGAGTTTGCTAAACATTATAGTGATATTCTTAAGGGTGGCAACGATCCTATTGTATTTCGAGAACAAAGCATTTTAAAACAGCAAAGCAATGTTTTTCAAGAAATTGCTCAAGCGGCTTTTGAAAGTAAAAAAGCTGAGTTAAAAAATGAAGGAAAAAATGGTCGTTGGTTTTCTCCACTAGAGTTACACGTTATTCCACATATAGGTAACCTTCCTGTAGAAAAATTAACAGCGAATATTATTCGTAATGTTCTTGCTCCACTTTGGCATAAAAAAGGAGATACAGCGCGAAAAGTACTTAACCGTATCAATATTTGCTTAAAATATGCCGCCGCTCTTGGCTTGGATGTTGATTTACAAGCTTGTATGAAAGCACGCGCTCTTTTAGGAAAGTCACGCGCTATATCAACAAATATTCCTGCTATGCCATGGCGGGAAGTTCCGGCTTTTTATCAAAACTTAAATGATGACCTCCTTTCAAATTTAGCGCTAAAATTGCTAATTTTGACTGGAGTACGGTCATATCCCTTGCGATATTTGCGTCTTGAGCAAATTGATAAAAATGTATGGACGATACCAAAAGAAAATATGAAGGGTATTGTAGGCAAAGTTTCAGACTTTCGCGTACCGCTAAGTAATGAAGCTTTGAGAGTCATTGAAAAAGCTCTTTCTTTTGAAAAAAATGGTTTCTTATTTTCTGGTCTTAAAGGCACCCCAATTTCTGATGCAAGCATGGCAAAACATATGAAATTTTGTGGTTTAAAGTATCGTCCTCACGGTTTTCGCTCAAGCTTACGAGATTGGATAGCAGAAACAACATCAACACCATTTGAGATTGCCGAAACTGTCCTTGCTCATTCAGTTGGTAGTTCAGTGACAAAAGCTTACATGCGAACAGATTTTTTAGAACAACGACATGCTCTCTTAGAACAGTGGGCTACATTTATAACAGGGACGACTTGACAAAATCACGGAAGCATTTATATACGCAAATCAGGTGCTTGAAAAACACCTTAAGCAAACAGCGGATAGATTGTCGACACAATCTTTTTTCTGCACATTAAAGGCTTTGACTCGTTGTATACGTGTGGCGTATAGTGATCCTGTCGGGTGTGGTTATGCGATACAATACCCTTTATGGGGAAAGCATAACGACGGACTGTTTGCCGTGTTTTTCAGCGCCCGGCGCTCTTTTTTTTGAGTGTCAATGAAAAACGTTTGTTACAAACAGGAGTTCGTTATGAACAATCTTATAGAGATTAAAAAACAAGTGATTGATCAGGAAACTGTTCAGACAGTCAACGCACGTGAGTTGTGTGCTTTTTTAGAGGTAGGAAAAGATTTTTCTACTTGGATTACAAACCGCATTAATCAGTATGAATTTGTTGAAAATCAAGACTTTGTTTGCTCCCCTATTTTGGGGAGCAAAGGCAGAGGTGGTCACAATCGCAAAGAATACCATCTCACCTTAGACATGGCGAAAGAGTTATCCATGGTTGAACGTAATGATAAAGGACGTCAAGCCCGTCGATATTTTATTGAATGTGAAAAAAAATTAAACAGTCAATTACAATTTGATCGTGAACTGTTTTCTCGTGATTTATTAAAATCACCTTCAGGTATTGGTGAAATTTTAGAAATAATTATGACACGTTTATTAGATGCAAATGGTTTTGAAAAAGAGCTTGAACATTACAAATCAGTTACAACAGAAGCCAAGCGTGTTTTAGAAAGCCCTGTTGCAAAGGCTGCTTAATTACAAAGAATATAACCATACCTTTCCCCTGTAAAATGGGGAGAGGTTAAGTTTTATATTTGTATGTTTAGCAATTTACTTACATTGCTGAATAGAGAAACATCCGTATTTGTAGGGCACAAACTCATAACTTTGTTTTTCTTCCCATTGCGTAAATAAAAATAAGTACTTTTGAAAATCTATACTTGAAAGGCGTCCTCCGAATTCTTGAAGGAAAGCTAACAATAGTTTTTGCCGTTTGAATAGAATCCTACTTTTTACTGTTTTCATAGTATTATTTCTGTATCTGATTGATATTTTGCTTAGAACCAACCCAATGAAATTATATCACAAAAAAGTATTTATGCACTGATAAAATCAACAATAATTGTTTATTTTCAATAATTTATGCTGTTTTTTCTTTGGAAAAATGGACTGTGTTGTGCTATAGTAAAAGCAGCTTTTCATATCCGTATTTCATTTCAATTATTTTCCTTAGAAAAGATATCAAACATGCTTAATAAAGTAATTTTAATCGGCTATCTGGGTGCCGATCCCGACAGCAGAATAATGCCATCTGGAGTAGAAGTAGCAAATTTTCGTATGGGCACTTCTCAAAGTTATACAGATAAAACAACCTCTCAAAGAATAAATAAAACAGAATGGCATTCTATTGTGATTTTTAATCCGCATCTTGCAAAGATTGCGCTTCAGTATCTCAACAAAGGTTCCAAAGTTTACATTGAAGGTCAATTACAAACACGTAAATGGCAAGATAAAGATGGGCAAACACGCTACACAACAGAAATTGTCTTACCGCAATATAAAGGTGAGTTAAAAATCCTTGATAGTGCTCAAAAGTCTGATCCTGACATGGCTACTCAAGAGCAAACAATGGCATGGGAGAGTGGTGGTCGAGAGTCTTTAGAAACGACTTTGAATGACAGAATCCCATTTTAATCAGGAAAGTTAATTTATGAAGAAACGCAAAAAAAGGGGAAGACCTAGAATAGAAGGTCAAATAAGAAAACCCAATGGACGTATCTCGTGTGCAAAAACGCCTGATAAGTCTTCATATCAACAGACACTTGAAATGCGTGCCAAGCGTTATGGAGCGAGTATTCAAGATGCGAAAAACCCACTTATGGGCACTTATGTAGGGCGGTTATATTTATTGGAAAAAAAGATTAATCAAGATCAGTACGATGCATCACAGCAGTATATTCAAGTGCGAAACAATTATCGGTGTGCGAAAGGATTACCAGGGGCTATTTATGATGAAATGCCAACATCTTCTGATGATAGCGAAAGGAACAAGTGGGTTGAAGTAACAACTGATCGCTATAAAGCGATGCAAGAGGTTATCAGAGAAACACAGAGACTGCATCGTCGGTATAATCTTCATGATGCATTAGAGCATCTGGTTATTGAAGACCAACAACTGCCACATCTTGTCAACTCTCTACGCATGGCTCTGAATGCTCTTCACAAATATTTTGATCCTTAATAAAAGGATTGACATCAGATTTAAAATTAATAAAATGTGTATATATTTACACATTATGAGTATATAAAATGGAACAAGATAGCCGAAAAATCATTGCAAAATTAAAGTGTGACGGCTTTGAACTTGTTAAAGTAAAAGGTTCTCATCATAAATTTAAAAAAAATGGTCAAGTAATTATCGTTCCCCATCCTAAAAAAGACTTGCCAATTGGTACAGCGCGTTCCATTGCACAACAAGCGGGCTGGTTAAAAAAAGGAAAAGAAGAATGAAAAGATTTTTTGCTCTTGTTCACAAGGATGAAAATTCTGCTTTTGGTGTTCAGTTTCCTGATTTTAAAGGACTATTTTCTGCTGCCGATCAGGAAGAAAATCTTATTGCTAATGCAACAGAAGCTCTTCAACTATATTGCGAAGAAATGGATAAATTGCCAACTCCTTTAAAATTTGAAGAAGTGATACAGAAAGAAACTGTCAAAATAGCTTTGTCGGAAGGAGCTTTTTTAATACAAGTTCCATTTGTTGAAAATGATTCAGAAGTGGTGCGTATGAATATATCAATTGAACGAGGGCTCTTGCGTGCAATTGATGATTGTGCACAAGAAAGAGGCTTAACACGATCTGCCTTTTTAGCAACGGCAGCACGTCATGAGCTTAATATTTGAGTCATCAGATGTAATGAGAAAATTTACAACTTTTCTTCTACGACCATTTACACTTAACAAATACCATATTTAGTTTGATTGAAATAAAAAATACCAGATTGTGATTTTTTAGTTGACATGGGGATATAAATAGTATTTAATAGCGCTACTGCACGTGTTTTTGTGCGCCCAAAATTACAGAATCATGTAATTTTTTCTTGTTGGTGTTGTTTTAAAAGCCCTGCAAATGCAGGGTTTTTTGATTTAAAAAATCAAATTCAGTCACTCCTATTTTTTTATGATTTACTGGCCTCACTCCTCCCCTCCTGAGAGTGAGGTTTTTTTATATCTCAGTTTCTCCAAAGGAATAACCCATGGAAAAAGTACAAGTAGTCATCACAAGACCTATGTGTGTTCTTGGTGACAATAAAGGAATCGTTCGTTTTGAGCCTTCCACAAAAAGTAATCCATTTGTTGAGGTTTCTTATCAAGTTTACTGTCGTCTTAAACGCGCTGGTGCTGCTAAGCTTTATCAACAATGGCTATCACAAACCGTCAATGAAAAACCAGAGCTTAATGAACAAGAAGTCTCTGTAGATGTAAACACTCAAGAGGTTACACAGGTCGTTGAAGAAGTTGAACAAACTGTCGATGAAAAACTAGAGCTTGGTAAGCAAAAAGTTTCTATACAAGAGTCTCATGAGCAAGAGGTCTCTGTAGATGTAGATACGCAAGATACTGAACAGACTACTGAAGAAGTTGAACAAACACCTATAAAATCTGACAAACAGTCTCCAAAAGCAAAAACTTCTAAATCTTCGACGCGTGCGACAAAGAAAGCTTAAACTGTGAAGTCAAATACCCATGCAAAGCAAGTTGAACGCTTTGCTGAGACTGCTCAAAATTATATCACGCGCTTAACAAACATTTTAGCAGAGCCAGATACTGAAGTACGGCAAGCCTTTGACAGTTTCTTAGCAAAATTGCGTAATGATTTAAATAACACGACCACAGAAGGCGATGCGATTGAAATGCTTGCACAGCATATTATCATGCTTCCTGTGTTTAAAGTGTTGTTTGAAGAATACCAATTTATTCGTGAAAATCCTGTGTCACGTGCTATACAACGTGTGCTTGATGCGCTTAAGAAAGCTAACTTTGAGCAAGAATCTAAAGATCTTGAAAAATTTTACGATAGTGTAAAATTACGGGCCTGTGGACTTACCGATCCACAAGAAAAGCAAAAATTGATTTTAGAGATTTATGAAAAGTTTTTCCGTTATGCATTTCCACTCACTGCTCAAAAACTAGGTATTGTCTACACTCCCATTGAAGTTGTCGATTTTATTATTCATTCAGTCAATGAGGTCTTACAAACTGAATTCGGCAAAACGCTTGGTTCACCCGGTGTTAAGATTATGGACTCGTTTACGGGAACGGGAACTTTTATCACACGGCTTTTACAATCTGGACTGATTAAAAAAGAGGAGATGGAATATAAATTCCGTCATGAGATTTATGCCAATGAAATAGTACCGTTAGCATACTATATCGCGGGCATTAATATTGAAGCCACATACCATAGCATTATGAGTGGAGATTATGTGCCATTTGAGGATATTTATTTAACCGATACATTCCAGCTTTATGAGCAGGGAAAAGATCAGATGAGTGATTTGCATGAAGCAAAACAGTAAATGTCAGGAAAAACGAGATATTCGTGTCATTATTGGCAACCCACCCTATTCTGTTGGGCAAAAAAGTGAAAACGACAATGCGAAAAATCTCAGTTATCCAAAATTAGATAATTATATCCATGAGACTTATGTAGCTCGATCTAAAAGCGTTAATTTACGATCACTTTATGACAGTTATATTCGTGCAATTCGTTGGGCGAGTGATCACATAAAAGATTGTGGCGTTATTGGTTTTGTCACCAATGCAGGTTTTATTAATGCACGTTCCACGGATGGCTTACGAAAATGTTTGAGTGAAGAATTCTCGAGTATTTATATACTTAATTTACGGGGGGATATTCGTAAAAATATGTTAAGTAAAGGGCGTGCTCAAGAAGGTCAGAATATTTTTGGTAGTGGAAGCATGACAGGTATTGCCATAACAATTCTTATCAAAAATCCAGATATTACTGAACCTTGCAAAATCTACTACTATGACATCGGTAATAATCTAACGAGAAAAGAGAAACTGTCTGAACTTCAGCGTTTTGGCAGTATTGGTGGCATCAAGCGTGAACATGGTTGGCAAGTGATTACACCAGATGAGCACGTCGATTGGATTAATCAACGCAACAGTGATTTTGAAAAATTACTCGCTTTAGGAGATAGGAAAGGCGGTGATTTAAAATTATTCGAAACTTTTTCCGGTGGTGTTCAAACTAACCGAGATGCTTGGGCATACAATTCAAGTCGTGAAGCTTTAGCAAAAAATATGAGCAATATGATTACCTTCTATAACAATGAAGTAGAGCGTTTTAATGCTACATTCTCCCTCTAATCGTAAAGCACGTGAAAATGCTGTAGATGATTTCGTCAGCCCAGATGCTAGAAAAATCAGTTGGAGCCGTTATCTCAAACAACAGTTAACTAAAGGAAATACTTTCGAATTTGAGAATGACAGTCTTACCCAAAGCCTTTATAGACCTTTTACACGCCAGTGGCTTTATTATAATCATGCTCTTAACGAAAAAGTATACCAAATATCACGCATATTTCCTATAAAAGAGGTCGTTGAAAACAAGGTAATCCAAGTCACAGGAGCCGGAGAAAGAGTAGACTTTTCTGTTTTGATGACTAAGGATTTACCTGATCATGGTGCAATGGATGTTGCCCAATGTTTTCCACGGTATATTTATGAAAATACTGCATCTTATGCAAAGGAAACCAAAGCAGCTTGCTTACAACGACGTGATGCTATAACTGATGAAGGATTAGCATATTTTAAAGAAGCCTATCCTGGCCAAACAATTACAAAGGATGATCTCTTCTTTTACGTTTATGGAGTGTTACATTCTGAAGGTTATCGTACTCGCTACGCTCATAATCTTTCCAAACAATTGCCTCGTATTCCAACGGTTAAAAAAGTAGAGGACTTTTGGGCTTTTGTTAAAGCTGGTCGAAAGCTTGGTGATTTGCATACAAATTATGAAGAGATTGAACCATATCCTGTTACATATAAACAAGGTGATCCAAGCACTTGGATTATTGATGACAAAGTCAGTTTCTACCGTGTTGAGAAAATGAAGTTTGCTGGCAAGCGTGGAGCTATTGATAAAAGCACTGTAATTTATAATGCGCAAATTACTATGCAAAATATCCCATTGGAAGCTTATGATTATATAGTAAGTGGCAGACCTGCTCTTGAATGGGTTATGGATAGGCAAATTGTAAAAACCGATAAAGCAAGTGGCATTGTTAATGATGCTAATCGCTATGCTGTGGAGACTGTTGACAATCCTGCTTACCCCTTAGAATTGTTTCAACGGGTGATTACTGTAAGTTTAGAAACAATGAAAATTATTCGTCATCTTCCAAAATTAGAAATGAGAGAAGTCGAAGATACTCAAAAAACTCTACACTAAAAAGGATTAGGTTTTGGGGTTAAAGATCCATGCCAAGTGGTATCTGCAACAGGCAGACAATACTTTTACGAGTCTTCAAGCCCCACGTCTTCATTGGGCATTGCGTAATGCTATTAATACCACGGCCAAGCAAGTTGAACGTTTTGCTGAAAAGAAAGTTGCAGAGGATGCTTCAATTCCACCAAAGCGCGTTAAGAAAGGTGTCTACATTAGCGGCAAAGCCACAGCTAAATTTCTTGAAGCGGATATCATTGGTTCAGCTTCTCTACTCCCTCTTAAGATTTTTAAGGCAAGGGAAACGAAACGTGGCGTGATTTATAAAATCTTCGGCAAAAGAGAAGTCATGCCCCATGGTTTTATTCGAGGGGGAAAGTTTCCAGAGCGTGTCAATCTAAAAATGGGAGGACATGTCTTTATGAGAACCTCTGGAGATAAGTTCCCCATTGCAAAACAAGACGGCACCTCGATTGCTTATGTCATGTCTAAACCAAAGGTCTCAAGTTCTATTGAACATCATGCACGTGAGAGACTAACCAAAAATATACAGAGCCAAATTGCTCGGCAAGAATATATGGTCAATCAAAAGGCCCCACGCTCTTAAACTATACTAATTATAAAAAGCATATGATGATGATTTTAATGTTTCAAACCAAATTATCGAGAGAAAAGTTTTTAAAAGGTACTTTCCAGTGGGGTGAGTGTGTTGCGGGGCAATCAAGCGCGACATATCGCTAGCGACAGAATTTTTAAATAACTGTACATTGTACACATAACCTATTGATAAATAACAATTATCATACACTACCATTCCTTCAATGATGAGGTAGTTTCTAAACCATAATATTCAATCACGGTAAAATATGAATAAAAAGAATAGAGAAGGATTGTCAGCTCGAGCGTTTGCAAAGAAGATGGGCGTTTATCCTAATGCGGTTATTGCCCGTTTTAAGACGGGGAAGTTTGATGAAGCGCTTTATGATGACGGTTCTATCAATGAAAAATTAGCAACAGCTTTATGGAATGAGAATCCCACCAAGCAAGCCTATATTGTAGGCGATGATGGAAAGCCTCGCACAAAGACAAAGCAGGATTCTATAGAAGGGGCTAATGAACACAAGATAAAACTCCAGAGAATGCAAATTGCACTTGAAAGTGAAACGATTGATCTTGAGCAGAAAAAAGAAACAACACTTGACCGTGAAGAAGTAAGGAGAGGAGCACGTAATTTTGGAAGAGCTTATCGTGATATCATGCTGCATTTTCCTCATCGTTACGGTGCGCGTATTGCAGCAAAGGTTGAGTGTAATGCCGCAAGTCTGATTGGTGCCATTGATCACTATATCCGAGAAGCTTTACAGGAAATCATAAAAGTTCCCGTTCCTTTCCATGATCAAGACCCTCCCGATCATAAGGAAGAGAAGAATGACTGATACAGGAGAAGGTTTTTTTTATTTTCATGCCAGTCAAGCATGCCAACCAGATCCTCCCTACACAGTTTCACAATGGGCAGATAAAAACCGTTATTTAAGTACAGTAGCCAGTGCTGAACCTGGATTATGGAGGACCAAACGTACCCCTTATTTACGGGAAATCATGGACAATCTTTCCTCTTACGTCCCAATTGAAAAAACAGTGGTGATGAAAGGTGCACAGATTGGTATGTCAGAGGCTGGCTTGAACTTTTGTGGTTATGCTATTCACCATAGTCCTGGTCCTGTTCTTTATGTGATGCCTACAGTTGAGATGGCAAAGAAAGTATCTAAGACCCGTCTTGACCCTATGATTAAGGCCAGCCCTGCATTAAGCGAACGTATCTCTCCTGCCCGCGCTAGGGATAGTGGGAATACAATGTTTTCGAAAGAATTTGATGGTGGGGTATTAATGCTTACAGGAGCCAATAGTGCTGCTGGCTTGCGATCAATGCCTATTCGTTATTTGGTTCTTGATGAAATTGATGGCTATCCATTGAATGTTGATGGAGAAGGAGATCCTGTCAATCTTGCTGAAGCACGTACCGCAACTTTTATTCAACGAAAGATTTTTAAATTATCAACACCAACTCATCGTGACACAAGTCGTATAGCTAAAGATTTTGTCCTAGGAGATCAGAGATATTACAATATTCCTTGTGATGGATGTGGTACACTTCAACCCATTGTCTGGTCACAAATTAAATGGCCCAAAGGGGCTCCTGAACAGGCTGTATTTGTTTGTGCACATTGTGGTCATGAGCATGCTGAGCACCGTAAGGAAGATTTATTATCTGAAGAAAGGGGTGCTTGTTGGATACCAACAAAAGAGCCAATTAGACCTCGTTTGCGCTCTTACCATATCTCAGCACTCTATTCACCTTGGATGACATGGGGAGAGTGTGCTCTCAAATTTTTAGAAGCTAAAAATGATCCTGCACTTTTACAGACTTTTGTTAACATCATTCTAGGTGAACCATGGGAAGATAAATCAGGAGAAGTCATTGATCCAGATAGCTTGTATGCCCAACGTGAAGATTATCCTCTTGCCCCTGCCAAAGCAGTCCTCCTCACAGCAGGCGTTGACGTACAAAATGATCGCTTAGAACTTGAAGTTGTAGGTTGGGGACGTGGTGAAGAAAGTTGGAACATTGATTATCAAGTCTTCCCTGGTGATCCCTCTTCTCTAGACGTTTGGGATCAATTGGATGAGTATCTTCAAAAACGATGGCCCCATCCTGGTTTCAAAGACGGAATAGAAATAGCAGCTGCTTGTATTGATACAGGGGGTAACCATACACAAGCCGTTTACAATTATGTGCGTCCTCGTGAAGGTAGACGTATCTGGGGCATTAAAGGACATGCAGGATCGCGCCCTGTATGGCCACGTCGCCCCAGTAAAAACAACAAAGGACAGATTAATTTATATATCGTTGGTGTTGATTCAGCAAAAGATACCATCACAAGGCGCTTTAAAAAATCAGGTCCTGAAGCATCAGGAGCTGGTGCAACGCACTTTCATAAAAACCTTGATAGAGAATATTTTGAGCAACTCACTGCTGAAAAAAAGGTCATCAAATATTTCAAAGGTCATCAGCGGATAGAATGGCATAAAAGTGAAACAGCAAGAAATGAAGCTCTCGATTGTAGGGTTTATGCTTATGCTGCCTTACAGGGTCTGATTTTAGCAGGTCTCAATCTTAATAAAGAAGTCGACATCTTAGAAGAGCGTTTGAAAAACATTGAAACTTCTTCAACCACAGTACCAAAAAGACTGAGACCAGAACCTGAAAAAAAACAAACCGTAATAAAAAGAAACCCTTATATGCAACGAGGTTGGGGATGGTAATCCATGTATGAGAAATCAAAGCAAATAAACTGGAAATATGAAAGACTTGCACAGCTTAAAAAACGACGAGAACAACTGGAAAATGCACTTTATTCAGGTGCGCAATCTGTGCGCCACGGCGATAAGCAAGTCAATCATCGTTCGACTGAAGATATACGCAAAGCCCTTACAATGTTGACTGAGGAAATAGCCCTTCTTGAAGGATACAAGCCTTCATATGTTTATTATCTTAACGCATCACGAGGCTATTAATGGCAAATTCTCTTATGCATCAAGTCAATCATAACCCGCATTTTGAAGCAGCAAGCCGTAGCCGTCGATTGAGTGGATTTGATCCTGTCAAAAAACATATCAATAAAGCCGTTGAAGAATGTGGTGATACAATCGTCGCTCGTTCAAGATGGCTCTATGACAATGAATGCCTTTACGGATCTGCAGCGGATGAATGGGTTTCAGCAGCAGTGAGTGATGGGATTAAGCCTTATCCTAAAATTGAAGGGTTTCAAGAAGAAAAGAAAAAGCTTCTTGATCTTTGGTGGCAATGGGTCGATGAGGCTGATTATGATGAAGATGCTAGCTTTTATGGCCTCCAAGAAATGATTGCTCGTGAGGTTTTTTTAACCGGTGAGTGTTTTGTAAGACTACATTATATCGATTTTTATGAGCGCTCACGTGTCCCGCTTCAATTGCAGATTTACCCCACAGAAATGCTGGACTTGACTTATAACGGACCAGCAGACATTAAAGGCAACACCATTCGTATGGGAATTGAATTTAATGCAAAGGGCAAACGTGTTGCTTATCATTTTTGGAAGCGTCACCCTTACGATGATCATCAGGTAACTCAGGTATTTACAGATCAAGAGCGTGTTAGAATCCCTGCTGAAATGGTTATTCATATCAAAGAACCTCGCATTGCAAAACAACTGCGTGGGTGCCCTAAAGCCACGCGTTGTATGACGAAACTCTTTCAGCTTGAATGCTATGACGATGCAGAAATTGAAAGAAAAAGAACTGCTGCTCTTTTTGCTGTCTTTATCACAGGATCAAATCCTGGTGATATGGCAGCACCAGGCAATCATGATGAAAACAAATCCGCAACATCCTCACAGGCACCACCAGATCTTCCTATAACAGAACCTGGTGCAACACTTTATATGGGAGAGAATAGAGATATTAAATTCTCCAACCCTGTGGAAGTTGGAGGCTCTTATGAAGCCTTTCAATATCGCAATACTTTAAAAATTGCATCAGCTTTAGGCATACCTTATTCTGTTCTTACAGGTGATGTCACACGAGGGAACTTTTCTAATGTGCGCACATCTATTATTCAATTTAGACGTCAGGTTAAAAAATGGCGTGAACACATCATCGCCTTTCAGTTCAATCGCGTTGTCTGGGAACGCTTTGTTCAATTGGCTGTGCTTGCTGGGTGTGTTGAATTACCAGGATGGGAAGAAAATCCCTTAGCATGGACCCAATGTGAAAGCTTTGCAGCCCCTCTTGAGATGATTGATCCCAATAGAGATATTGCAGCTGAGAAAGAAGAAATCCGAGCAGGTTTAAAAACACGACGCATGGCACTTGCTGAGCGTGGTTTTGATATTGATACCATTAATGCAGAATTGGCAGAAGAGCAAAAATGCGCGCAGGCACTTGGATTATCATTCGACACAGATGGTGACAATCCTTCTACTGGTTTGAGTGACGCTGACGAACCTGATGAAAGTGATCTCAACAAAGAGGCGCATGAAGATGAAGAATAATATTGATATGCCTTTTTTGGTTTCACGACTTTTTAATGTACCGCATATGCTTGTCCCTACAAAGTTTGATGTCATTCTCAACGCTATGACACCACGTCTTTTTGAGGGAGATAAATTTTCTCCTGGAGCATTTTCTCAAGAGGATTCCCTCTTGCAAACTCCCCCAGAGACTTATGTGGTTAAAAATCATGTGGCTATTCTTCCGGTTCATGGCACGCTTGTACGTCGTGGTGCATGGCTTAGTGCTGCGTCAGGATTAACCTCTTACAATGGTTTGCAGGCCTCTTTTCAAGAAGCCATTGAGCAACCTGATGTTCGTGCAATTCTATTGGATATTGATAGTGGTGGTGGTGAAGCAGGTGGTGTTTTTGATTTGGTTGATGCGTTTCGTGCGCTTTCACAACAATACAATAAACCCATCTGGGCACATGCCAATGAAATGGCCTGTTCAGCAGCTTATGCCATTGCTTGTGCAGCTTCTCAAATCTGGGTTGCACGCACGGGAATTGTTGGGTCAATTGGGGTTGTATGTGCTCACCTTGATCAGTCTCGTGCTGATGAAATGGACGGATATAAATGGACTTTTGTCTATGAAGGGGATCACAAAGTTCACGGAAATCCTCATGAGCCATTGGCTGATAAAGCCCTTGAAAAGATGCAAGCAGATTGTGCGCTTCTCTACGACATGTTTGTCGATTTAGTTGCACAAAATAGACCTACGAGTGCTCAAGCGATCCGAGACACGAAAGCAGAGACATTTATAGGCACTCAGGCTGTAGAGCTTGGGTTAGCAGATGCGCAAGGCACATTTGCACAAGCTTTGGAAGCTCTAACAGCTTCCATTCAATAACCCCTGAATATGAAATCAATAAAGGAATTAAATATATGGTGAATCTATTACGTACAAGATATCGCGCCAAAGATGATGGTGAGCTTTCCGCACAATTGCCTGCAGGAGAGAAAAGCGAAAAAATTGAAGTTTCTACAGAAGTAAACGCTGTCGACATTGGTGTTAACGCTGAGGTCTTTAATGAAGACAAGGATGCAGGTATTCAAGCGGCACTTGAACAAGAAAGAAAGCGTGCTCAGAGCTTTATGACTTTGGAAAAGCAAGCTCAGCGTTTAGGTGTTTCTTTTAATGCCGCACAAGCTATTCAAGATGGTATGAGCTTAGAGGAAGCAAAGAGCATCATTCTAGCTAATGCTACATCACAAAGCGAATCCTTAGTTGTATCGCCTTATGCACCCCATCCGGAAGGAAACACTCAAGCAAATATTTATGCAAAATGGGATAAAGTTTGGAGTACAATACAATGAGTAAAGTTTTTTATGAAGGCCCTCGTGATAGTGCTTATCTTGGGCGTTACAACCCTGACATGTCAAACGAGGAAGTGATCTTTGCAAAAGGATCTGAAGTCGCAGCGGGAACCGTTATGGGGCTCGTGACCACAACGGGCAAATATGTGCCGTTTAATCCCGATGCGTCAGATGGCAGTGAAATTCCAGCAGGTATTTCTTATGCCAATGTTGATGTCTCACAAAGCGATCAACGAGCAACGATTACAGTGCGTTTATGCACGGTAAAAGCATCTGAACTGATATGGCCTGAAAAAATTGATGAAGAGAAAAAGCAAACAGCCATTCAGATCTTAGAAAAAAATAACATTCTATTGCGATAGGAGACATACAAATATGGATATAAGTTTTTTTAATCACAACGCATTCTCAATGGCAACAATGATGAAAGCGATTGAGAATTACGCGTTTAAACCTGATCTGATTGGTTCACTTAACCTTTTTGAGGAAGTTGAGACAAACAAGACAACAGTTGGCATTGAGAGACGTGACAACAAATTATCACTCATTCCAACAAGTGAACGTGGTGCGCCTTTAATAGAAGCAGGTAGAGATAGTCGCAACGTTCGGTTTTTTCCAACAACACGTATTGCTAAAAGCGACACAATAAAGGCGGAAGAAATTCAAGACCGCCGAGAGTTTGGTACAGAAGACCAGCTTGAAACAGCGATGAAATTTATCGCTAAAAGGCAAAAGAATCTGATTGGGGAAATTGAACTGACCTGGGAAAATATGCAGCTTGGAGCTATTCAAGGTATTGTTCTCGATGCTGATGGATCAGTGCTTTATGATTGGTATAAGGAATGGGGGATCACACCACCAGAGCCTATTGATTTTAAACTAAATGAGGACACAACCGATGTTTCTTATATGGTTAATCAAATTCGCATCAAGATGGTTAAAGCTTCAGGCAATACATTTTCCACTCGTTCACGAATTATTGGGTTTTGTGGAGATGAATTCTTTTTCAAGTTAAAAAATCACAAAACAATTCGTGAAACTTATCTCAACACATCTTTAGCACAAACATTAAATAGTACAGCAGGTATCGCAACGCCTGGAGCTATTGAATTAGGAAGCTTTGGAAGTTTTGATTTTGCTGGTGCGACGTTTGTTAATTACTGCAACATTCATGATTATAATATGAATACTAAATCCAAGACAAAACGAAGCATAGGTATTAAGCCTGATGAATGTCAATTTGTTCCTGTTAATGTGCCTGGTGTATTCCAAAAAACATTTGCTCCGGGTGAAAGTTGGAAGGTTGTTAATACAGTCGGTAAACCTCTTTATCCTACACTTGTTATAGATCGCGATAATGACGCGTGGGTGAGAGCTGAAGTATACAGTTATCCACTCTTCATTTGCGCGCGTCCTGAAATGCTCTTCAAAGCAGTTGTGAAAGCACAATAAAATGCAATGGCATGGGCTGCTCAGTCAAATGATTGAAGATGTACGTAACACTTTTGGGCAGCCCGTGATCTATACACGAAAAAAAACAGGGCAATCTTTTCATATCACAGCGATTTACAGCATTAAGCATGCTGAACAAGAAGCGGGGGGAAGAGTCAAAACAACAATCCCAAGGAAAGAACTTGATATCTGCATCAACGATATTGGTGGAGTACAACCTGAACTCGGAGATCATATTGTTTTGCTTGCTTCCCAGGAGAATTTTTCTGTCGCAAATGTGCAAGCGTCGGAATCCAATATGTACAAGCTTATCCTACGCGAAGAATCTGTCGTAAACAGGAGCTAAGATGCATCCACGAGATACATTAAGAGAGACGTTTGTTGAGTTGATCAAATCTGGCAAGACATCGGCTGGTGATGAAGTTTACAATATGCGAGACTTTAATTTTTTTAATGAAGAGCATCCGTTTGTTAATGTATCGACCCCAAACGAAACGATAGAAGATGGGCATGATTATGGAGCAAGACGACGTATTTTAACGGTTGATGTTGAATGCTATGACACGAGAGACAATGGAGCACGCTTTGTTGATCAATTAGCCTGGGAAATAGAAACGATTTTCCATAGCAATCCCAGTCTCAACAACACAGTTGAAAACTGTCGCTTACAAAACATAGCCATGGCTTTTGGTGATAACGGCTCCTTAGCATTGCATGGTTCCATTTTAACCTTTGAAGTCACTTATGTAACCAATATCCCTCCTGAAGAAGAAGGCGCTGTCTTTTTTGAACCTTGTGTAGGCTTTGATCCCGATACAGGGCCTAACAATGAGGATAAATATCAAACCACTGGAAATTCCCCATGTTAGAGCGGCGTGATAGCGAAATCACAGATTTAAAAAGGCGTGTGGCCAATATGGTTATGGTGGGCAAGATTAGCCACGTTGATCATAAAAACGCACGCTATCGTGTTCAAAGCGGTCATATTGTAAGTGATTGGATTCCAGATACACAGGCCCGTGCAGGAAAAACTCGTTCCTATGAAGGACGTGATGTGGGTGAGCAAGTTATTGTCCTTTCCACATCAGGTGATTTATCACAAGGGATGATTATTGGCTCTATTCATACAGATGCCAATCAAGCAGCTGATAAGGGCAATATCCATACAACCATATACCCTGATGGCACAACGGTTGAATATGACGATGAGACAAGCACTTACTCATTGACGATTAAGTCAGAAGGCAAATTCATTTTAACGATATCCGACGGCGTTTCCATGAAAGGTGAAGGAGGTGAATTAGAAATCACCGCTCCAGAGGGCATAAAGATTATTTCAGAAAGTGATATGACTTTAAAAGCAGATGGAAACATGACACTGGAGGCAGAGGGAGATGTTTCTATCAAATCAAGTGATGGGGTTTCTCTTGAGTCAGGCAGTCATATGTCCCTTAAATCAAGTAGTGGCACCTCTCTCAAAGCGGGTGGTGAGGTGTCTGTTAAATCAAGTGGGTTAAAGCATAATAGTGTTAACGTCGGAAGTGGCCATAAACACCCTGGTGTTACATCTGGTAATGCTATGACGGGAGGCCCCATTTGAGTGTAGGAATGAATTGTCAGACAGGCAAATCCATGGTCGGAGTTGATCACTTGCGTCAGTCCATCATAGATATTTTAACGACACGGATAGGAACACGGGTTATGCGTCGTGATTATGGATCACGTGTTCTTGATCTGATTGATGATCCAGTCAATGAAACCTTTAAGGTTGCCATTTATGCAGCTGTTGCAGAGGCTTTAGATAGATGGGAGCCTCGTTTAAAGCTTCAACAAGTGAATTTAACTTCTGTTGAACCGGGAAAAGTTTCCATGTTTTTTGAAGGAATTTACATCCCTTCAGGAAAGCCAATCACTATGGAAGGATTGCAGATAGGATGAATGAGGATTTCATAAAACCAGAAATCATTCCAGAGCTTTCTATTGAAGAAATACGTGCTGCTTGTCTTGAGAGTTTAAAACAGCTTTTACCCAATTACACACCTTTGGAAAGTGATCCAGCGGTTAAAATCATTGAGGTTGCAAGTTACAGAGAGTTTTTATTAAGGCAGCGTATTAATGAGGCTGCACGCAACACTGTTCTTGATTTTGCAAAGGGGGAAGCTCTTGATGCTTTGGGTGAGTGGCATGGTGTTGAACGCTTAGAAGGTGAAAGCGATGACAACTATCGTGAACGCATTAAGCTTCGTGTACGGGCTGGTAAAGGGGGTGGAACAGAGCCTTATTATAGGTATTTCGCCTTATCAGCAGATAATCGTGTGAAGGATGCGGTCATTTATCGAAAAGGAAGAAATCCTACCATTCACGTGGCTATTTTTGGCAAGAATGAGCAAGGAACAGCGAGTGAGGAATTATTACAAAGAGTCAAAGAAGTGCTGACGGATAAAAGTGTGATTATGACCAATGATACCATTGAAGTTCACGCTGCAGTGACAAAGGTTTTAGATTTAGAAGCAGATGTTTGGCTCTTACCTGAAATCTCTTTAGAGATCTTAACCCAAATGGAAGCAAATTTACGGGCAGCTTGGAAGAAAGAGCAAGCCCTTGGTCGTGAGTTGAGTTCATCATGGTGGATTTCAAAACTGATGATCCCTGGTGTGCAAAAAGTCATTGCTGTTAACCCAACAAATGATATTGCCGTCTCCAGTGAAGAGGTTTTAGCCATTGGTAAAGTAACACTCAATTTCAAAGGGCGTCTATAGTAATGCTTGGGTGCTTACTTCCAACAAATACAACACAATTTGAAAAGCGCCTTGCCGATGCTTGTGACTTTCATAAAGACATTGAAGATTCAATCAATTTTATCTCTCGTGCAAAGCTTGATATCATAGACCCAAGCTTCTTGCCATGGTTGGTTGAAGAATATGGGCTTGGAGAACTAACATCTTATGTTCCGGATTTCTCTGTTTTGCTTGAAACGGGACCGGAATGGCAGCGGGTACGTGGATCTTTAGCGGCTATTGATAAAGGGCTTGAATGGTTAGATCTGAATGCACATTTCGTAGGAGCATGGCCAGAGCGAAAATGGTGGAATTCATTCCAGCTTTATTTTGATCAATTGCCTGATACAGACAAACTTAAAGCTATTGAAGGGATCGTTAAGCTTTCTGAATGTTTGCGCTCTGATCTTTGGCGTGGTATTCATGGTTATGACGCTCCCATTGTAGAAGGGAATATATCTCGCTTAGATGACAGCATGTTTGACTCTCAAAGTGGTGTGTGCGTGACAGAAAGCGGCACAGTATTTTCCTTTGGGCGTTCTAAAGAAATAAGCCTCACTTTAACTGAAGAAGACGGAAAGTTCATTGGCAATTGGATTGATGATCAAGAAGAGCTCGTTTGGGAAGGTTTAGATTATCCATGGGATAGAGCAAATTTCCCTTGGGAGTCAGCGCAAATAAGTGAGCATGATGTATTGATAGCATCTCAGTTTAAGGATCGTTCCCTTTATAATGAAAATGATGAACTTATTGACAATTGGATTGATGATGAGAATGAGGAGTTCAGTTGGAAAAGTTTAGATTATCCATGGGATGAAGCAAATGTTCCTTGGGTATCAGATCAAAAAAATGGGCGCGATATATTGATGGCGAATTGGTTTAAAGATCGCACCCTTTATCTGGCTTTAAGAGATAACAATAATAAGCTGATTGGTTATCGAAGATGTAACATTGTCCAGCAAGTGACAAGAGTTTCAGATGGAGTTTACAGTTATTCAGGTCATCGCTTTACACCCTTTATAAAGGGTACAAAAGTTTTGCTTGCAGCACGAACACAGTTTGATGATATCAACGATAAACAAGCAGCGTTTGTTTCCGTTTTCGTGCATGCGGCTCCTGCAAAACATATCTCGCCTGGCAAACTATGGTTAGAGCCTGATGAGCTTATTGATGGCGTGGAGATTCTCAAAACCCCTGTCTCTCTATCTTTACGTAAAGACGTTCGTGAACAATTCAAAATTTTATTGAGGTTTTAATATGGAGCATGAAAGCGGTTTGCCGTTTGCAATTGACCGATCTGTAGGCAAAGACGAACAACAAAGCGTCGTATTCTATGGAGAACGCCCCTTTATTCAAAGCGCAGAACTCAATGAAGTTCAAACCATTATTCGTGGCCGTCATGATCGTTTAGGAAGACTTGTGGCCAAAGAAGGTGACCGTATTGAGCGTGCCGATGCTTTCGTTGATCAAAGCACTCAAAAAGTCACTTTGACAGAAGGGAAAATCTTTATCGCAGGGGATATTTTCCCTGTAGCAGAAACCGTTTTAAACAATGTCCCCATGCTTGGACGTGTAGAGATCGGTGTGAAACTCCAAAAACAATGGATAACCCATGAAGATGATCCACAGTTATTAGGTCAAATTCCAGGCACATTGGCAGAAGGTGAACCAGGAGCAGCAAGGGAAACAGCAAAGCTTGTATGGGCTTTACAAAATGACAAACAAGAAGGTGTTTTCTTCCCCGTCTATATCTTACAAGATGGCACTTTGATTGATCAGAAGCCCCCTTCATTGTTAGAGCCTGCCTTGCAAGCTATTGCAACTTATGACCGTGCTCATGGGCATTATATTGTCAATGGTTGTCGGGTGACAGCCTTAGGACAAAATGATGGCAAACAAATATTTAGTATAGAAGAAGGCGAAGCCAATATTAATGGCTTTAAGCATAAACGCCTTGCTGCTTTAAGGCATGAAGAGCCAGAAGACTACTGTGAAGGTATAGTGCCAAGTGAAACACATCTCTTTACATCCAAGAAAGCCAAGGCAACTAAATCGGAGAAGACAAGCTTTACGTTTGAAACTTATTATTTTCCCATCGCAACTGTTCACTCTATTTTACTCACAAAAGAAAAGACCACTAATGTCACCCGCGGTGGCGTAGCCTCAGGGCGTGATGGAGTTCCCGATAAAAGTGTTGTCAGTTTTGTGAAAGTCGTTCAAGGGGATAAGGAATTTAAAGAAGGTGTAGACTTTAAAAAGACTGGTGATACGATTGACTGGTCTTTATCTGGTGATGAGCCTAAACCAGGTAGCACTTATGAGGTCACCTATCATTATCGTGCAAAGGTGGATGCTGATAAGGTCACAGCGCGGGAAATTACTGTTTCAGATGGTGCTGAAGGTGGAGATATTATTGTCAGTTACACCTACAAACTCCCTCGTATTGACCGCATAGGCTTAAATGCTCAAGGTGGAGTGGTTTACATTCAGGGGATTTCAGCAGACAATCCCATAGCACCTAGTGTTCCTGATGATATCTTATCGCTTGCAACGATCACAAATAATTGGCTTGATTATCCACGTGTCGATAATAATGGCACACGTGTTGCCCCTTATGCTGAAATGTGGCGCTATTTTAACCGTGTTCTTGACCTTGATCGGTTGTTACAGCTTGAAAAGATTAAGAGCAATGTTGATTCAAAAGAACCTGTCTCTAAAAAAGGGATGATTGCCGATCCTTTTCTTGATGACAGTCTTCGTGATGAAGGAATCGAGCAAACAGGTGCCATAGGTCATGGCTTGTTACGCCTTGCCATTGAGCCTACATTTTACTACGCTTCCTTAAATGAGCCTGTTACCCTTGATTGGGAGAATGAAGTCATCATTGCGCAAGAATTGATGACTGCTTGCGAGAAAATCAATCCTTATCAAAACTTTGACCCATTGCCAGGCACACTCGCTCTCACCCCTGCAACGGACTTCTGGCGTGTTCAGCGTACAGATTGGCTTTCAGGTGTGACCAATGAATTGTCGATGGGCAGCCGTCCTGGGGGTGGTCGTACTACAGAAACGAAGGATGAACTGGTCAGCACACATCAAGAGCAAATTGATTTCTTAAGACAAATTGATCTCAACTTTAAGATTGAAGGCTTTGGTAAAGGAGAGATTTTAGAAAGTCTGACATTTGATGGCGTTAATGTTTTACCAAAAGAGACACTTACTGCCAATCCTCAAGGCATTATTGAAGGGAAATTTAAAATTCCCAAAGACATCACAGCAGGAACAAAGAACGTCATTGCTGTTGGTACAGGAAAAACAACGGCTACAGGCCTTTTCACAGGGCAAGGTGTGATTGATGTGCAGGTTATGCGGCGTGTCACAACAGTGCGTGTATGGAAAAAATCTGATCCACAAGCACAAGTCTTTACACCCGATGAAACGCGGCAAATAACAGGTATTGATTTCCATATTTGCAAGATTGGTAATCGTGCTCATGATTTGATGATTGATCTTGTTACAACAGACAATGGCTATCCTACATCTGACATTCAAGCACAAGCTCTTTATTCAATGAAAGAGGCTGAAACGGGATGGGCTGCAGCACGTTATAGTGTTCCATTAACTGTGCTTAATGATCGTTTAACCGCCTTTGTCATTAAAACAGATGATGGCGATCATTCTGTTTCATTAGCAAAACTTGGAGATTTTGACGAAGAAAACCAAAGATATGTTTCTAGCCATCCTTATATCACAGGTCCTCGTTTTTCTTCTGTGAATGCGCAAACATGGACAGCTCATCAAGATGAAGCCTTAGCATTTCGTGTACTTGCTGCTCGTTATACACAAACAGAAAAAACTGTCGATTTAGGTGAGTTTGATCTTAAAGAATGTTCTGATTTGCAGGTGCGTGCAGCGATTGAATTGCCTTCCAGTGAATGTTCTGTCATCTTTGAAATTGAACGCAACAACGGTACAATTTATCAACTCTTACCGTTCCAATTGCTGAGTTTAACGGAATATATCAGTGAAAAAGTCCAGTTACGTGCCATTTTAAAAGGGACCGGGAAGCTATCGCCAGTGTTGTTTGCTCCCATTGAATTGATCGCGGGCAAGATTAGAAAAGAAGCAACCTATGTCACACGTGCTTTTTCCTTTGGAGAAAAGTCGAGACTAACCAGTTATATTAAAACTTTTTTACCAGGCGGTTCGACTTTCAAAATGGAGCTGCAACTGGATGATGGTGATTTCACTTCCCTAAAATTAGAAGAAACAGAACAACTCGCACAGCCACTTTGGACGGAACGTAAATTTGTCAGTGAAGATAAGACAGCTGGGCAAGCGCGTTTGAGACTGACATTAACTGGCGGTCCTGCTGCACGTTCTATGGCAAGTGATTTTGGTGCGGGAATTATGTGACAGGAGTAATATCATGGCGAAAACAGAGAAGTTAGGAATGGAATTACCTCAAGAAGGTCGTTTTATCAGCGCTGAATTTCCTCTTTTACGTAAAAACCTGATTATCATTGACCAAGCCGTTTCTGATCTGGATGAAAAAGTGGATGAGAAGGCTCCTTCACAGCATACTCATGAGATGAGTGAAGTCAGTGGACTTGAAGATGCACTCAGTGGAAAGATGGAGGTAGATAAGACCTTTGCCTTGGTTGATTTAACTGATATCCAAGGTGCCAACGATGCAGCTGAAAATCATGTTTTGTATAAATCAGGTGAGGATGCTTTGCCTTTGGCACTGCTCTCTCGCTCTTAGGCGAACACCAGCATACCATTGAAGATATCACAGGTCTTGAAGAGTATGTAGAAAGCGTCAATGTAGATTTGAAAGATTATGGGTGTTTGTCTGGTGAAAATGCGTGGGAAGATACCAATGTTTTCAAAGGTAAAGTCAGTGTTGAAAAGGACATTGAATTAACTGAAACCTCTTCTTTAACTTTGAAACAAAGTGATAAAGTGGTGACACAGTTAAATGCAACTGGAAGTTTGCTTAAAGGGCCTCTTAAGGTTGATGGCAAACCCGTTTACACCAAACCGCAAGCGGATAAAGCTATATCGGAAGAAATAGAAAAACTAAAACAGTCTTTGACTGATGAGAACTCGAGTTGCTCTGTTGTCATCAATAAGCTCGTTCATTGGCCTAAGCGTGCTGATGCCGAGTTACTTTACACACAAAGTGGGAAGATTAAGTGGCCAGATTGGATAACCGATGAAGCCGTGGTTGAAATCCAAGCGTGGGGCGGCGGCGGTTCTGGTGGGGGAGCTGGTCAGATACATTTGGGCGGCGGTGGCGGTGGAGGAGGATGCTCAGTATGGTATGGCCATAAATCAAGTTTGAATGAGCATGAAGACTTCATCATTGGTAAAGGTGGAGCTTCTGTAAAAGATAAAAATACGTCAGGCAATCCTGGTGGAAAAACAACTGTTGGAAAGAATCTTATCGTAGCCACAGGCGGCGGTGGGGGGTGGGGAGCTTCTGACACTAGTTCAGGACAAGGTGGTGTTGGAGGAGAAGGAAAAACCGTTACTGAATTAATGGACGGTCGTCCAGATCTTGCCAAAAGTGGCAATGGTAGCTCGGGAACGAAAGGCAATGCTAGATTTAAAAGTGGCTTTGGTGGTGATGCTGGAGGGGATACATCAAGAGGCGGCTGTGGAGGGACTGGCAGGGGGCACTTTATTTCAGGTAAACCAGGTCGTGGATTTGGTGGTGGCGGTGCTGGATCGCATTATCAAAATAATCCCAGTGGCAATGGAGCTAATGGTGCTGTTCTTATAAGAATATGGAAGAAACCATATGAAAAGATCAGTGATCTAAATTATAAAGCTTTCAGTACTTTAATGCGACAGGAATAATATGATGGCGAAAACAAATAAGTTGGCAATGGAATTACCCTTAGAAGGTCGTTTTATTAGTGTTGAATTTCCTATTACACGTGAAGATTTGATAATAATTGATCAGGCGGTTTCTGATCTTGACGAAAAAACAGATGGTAAGGTGCCTTTACAGCACACTCATGAGATGAGTGAAGTCAGTGAGCTTGAAGAAGCATTAAGTGGCAAGATGGCAACAGATAAAACATTTGCTTTGGTTGATTTGACTGATGTCGAAGGTGCCAACGATGCACCTGAAAATCATGTTTTATATAAATCAAGTGAGGATTGCTTTGTCTTTGGTGATCCGACATCACTCTTCCACCCGCACCAACATGAAGCTGAAGATATTACAGATCTTGAGAAATATATAGCAACTGTCAATGTAGATCTGAAAGATTATGGATGTTTATCGGGTAAAAACGAATGGGAAAATACCAATGTTTTTAAAGGTAAGATCAACATTGAAGAAGGTGTTGAATTAGCTGAAACCTCTTTTTTAACTGTAAAGCAGAAAGATAAAGTGGTGACAAATTTAAGCACAACTGGAAGCTTGCTTAAAGGACCTCTCAAGATTGATGATGAACCCATTTATACTAAATCGCAATTGGATGAAGCTATGTCAAAAGAAATCGAAAAACTGAAACAATCTTTGACTGATGAAAATACAAGTTGCTCTAAGCTTGCTGATGCGGAATTACTTATTACACAAAGTGAGAAAATTAAATGGCCAGATTGGGCAACTGATGAAACCAAAGTTGAGATCCAAGCATGGGGCGGCGGCGGCGGTAGTGCAAAGAACAATGATTATCCGGGTGGCGGTGGCGGTGGTAGTGGCTGCGTAGTGTGGTATGGCTATAAGTCAAGTTTAAATGGACATCACGATATCATCATTGGTAGTGGGGGACATGATGGTGGTGGATCAGGCTATGGTGGTAATTCTGGAGGACACACAATTATAGGCAATAATTTTATTGCCGTCGCAGGTGGTGGCGGTGGTGGGCCCGGTGTTGAACAGAAGGTAGGAAACAGTGGCTACGGGAGTAGAGGAGATAACTTTGGTTTGGTAACTGATGAACATCCCGGTCTTGTCAGAGCTTGTAATGGTTATGCCGGAGGGCATGGAGAATATAAACAAAGAAGTGGCTTTGGTGGCAATGCAGGCAATGCGATAAAAGGGGTTACTGGAGCACAGGGAGGTGGTTTAGGTAACCTTATCTCAGGAGTTGGAGGTGCAGGTTATGGTGGTGGTGGTAGTGGTGCTCGTGGAGCTCAAGATGCTGGCGGTAAGGGAGCTAATGGTGCTGTCCTTATAAGACTATGGAAGAATTAACGTCCTAAAGATTTTTACAAAGGAGTTTTTATGCAATATGCAGTTGTTGAAAATGGTATGGTAACTAATATTATTGTTGCACCAGAGGATTATGTTTATCCGTTTGAAGGGAAAGCTATTGCCTCAAACGAAGCACAAATCGGTTGGACTTATAAAGACGGGCAATTTTATCCTCCTGTTGATGAGGAAAAAGACGACTTATCTTTCACTGAAACAACACAACCAGAGACATCTGAAGACCCCATAGAGGTGTAAAGAAGGACACTTCAGTTAAGTTTCATCAAAACCTTTCTTAAGAAAGCAGTGCAAGGCCAAATAGATTTATTTGGCCTTTATTTTTTCATCAGCCAATCATTTAAAGGAGCACCAAGAATGGCATCAGGATTTTTACACGGTGTTGAAGTCATCGAGAATGACGATGGCACACGCCCTATTGCGCCAATTCAGTCGGCAGTTATAGGCATTGTAGGTACAGCACCCAATGCAGATGAAGAGGTCTTTCCTCTTAATACACCGGTTTTAATATCAGGATCTCTTTCCAAGGCAGCTAAACTCGACAAATACAACACAGGAGAAGGTACACTGCCCAATGCTGTTGATCTGATTTTCAAACAAGCAGGTGCCATTGTTGTTGTGGTGCGCGTAGAAGAAAGCAGAGATGAAAACAAAACATTGACGAATGTTTTAGGTGGTGTCAATGCCAATGGTTCTTACGAAGGTGTCCATGCTTTCATAGGAGCACAATCCATCGTTGGGCAAACACCACGCATTCTGATTGCTCCTGGTTTTACTCACAAACGCGATGCTGGTGTGTCTGCTATAAGTGTCTCAAACGGAGGCAGTGGTTACACATACGCTACTGTTAAAATAGAAGGCAATGCCAAGGCGACAGCTATTGTTTCTGATGGAGAAGTGCGAAGCATTGTAGTTGATGAGAGTGGAAGTGGTTATGAAGAAGCCCCTCGTGTAACCATTGAAGGTGATGGAGAAGGTGCCACAGCCGAAGCGACAATCAAAAAAATGTCTAATCCCGTAGCAGCAGAGCTAATTGGTATTGCTGAACGTTTACGCGCTATTGTGGTGATTGATGGACCCAACACAACGGATGAAGAAGCAATCTCAACGAGAGGAGATTTTGATTCCAAACGTGCCATCATAGCTGACCCATTTGTAAGTGTTTTGCGTAATGGAAGAATTTCACAAGAACCAGCAAGTTCAGTAGTTGCCGGTATTATTGCTAAAACAGATTTCACGCACGGTTTTTGGCATTCTCCTTCAAACAAAGGGATCAATGGCATTAGTGGTACAGCACGACCCATTGATTTTGCCATTGGTGACAGTTCCAGTCGTGCTAATTTGCTTAATGAAAAGAATATAACAACAATCATTCGTGAGAATGGTTATCGCTTATGGGGTAATCGTACACTTTCATCAGATCCAAAGTTTGCTTTTATATCCGTGGTGAGAACTGCAGATATGATTAACGATGCCATTTTACGTGGGCATATGTGGGCAGTCGATCGAAACATCACAAAAACTTATCTGAGCGATGTGAGTGAAAGCGTCAATGCTTATTTACGTGACTTGAAAGCACAAGGCGCCATTATTGGAGGGCGTTGTTATCCTGACCTCGAACTTAATACACCAAGTGCCATTGAAAGTGGACAAGTCTATTTCAATGTCGAATTCCAACCAACCACGCCAGCAGAACGCATCACGTTCCGTTCGCGTATTGTCAATGATTACATAGAGGAGATCCTTTAATGATTGCACCTAGATTACCAAGAGCTTTGAAACATTTTAACATTTATGTTGATGGGATTCCCTATAGAGAAAAATGTGACAGTGTTACTTTACCAAGTTTAAATTTCGTCGTTGAAAGTTTTCGTGCAGGTGGCATGGATGTTCCTGTTGGAATCGAGATGGGAATGGAAGAGCTCACGCTTTCTATGACTGTTGCAGATTGCTCTGACGAACTTCTAGGTCTTTTGGGTAAACCCAATATTGATATTTCTTTGCGTGGTGCAATTCAAGCACAGGGTGCAGCAGAAGAAGGAGTTGTAATCTCCATGCGTGGATTTTGCAAGGGCTATGAACCTGGCCAATGGCAGCCTGGTGCTAAGTCTACCACAACGATCAATTATACCCTGAATTATTTCAAATATGTTCAAAATGACAAGGAAATCGTTGAGATTGATGCTTACAACATGGTGAGAAAATTCAATGGCGTTGATCAATTAGCAAAACATAGAGAACTTTTAGGAATGTAAAATGACTATTAAACAAAATATTACCCATAAATTGCTCTTCCCCATTAACGTTGAAGGAAAAGAACGCACCGAAATCACTTTACGCCGTCCAAAGGTAAAAGACGCCGAAGCTACTGATAAAACAGAAGGTGTTGAGCAAACGATAATTATGATTTCACGTCTTTCTGGGTGGCCTGAAGAGGCTGTTGGTGAACTTGATGTCGATGATATGGAAAATATCGGGAAAAAATTGGCGGCTTTTATAAAGCGGCGGGCTACCTAACCTGGGAAACCGCCGCTGAACTCATGGCCGATATTGCTATCGTGTTTCATTGGCCCCTTTCAGAGATGATGGAAATGGAACCTCAAGAGCTCTGGTTTTGGCGCCATAAAGCTGCAGAAAGGTATAAGAAAAAATGAGTAAAACAGTTGCAGATGCTAAGGTGCGATTGACCCTTGAAGACAAGATAACTGCACCCATTAAACGTATTCAAAAACGTTTAACGGACTTATCAAATAAATTATCAAATAAGTTTAAAATCCCTCGCCTTATGGCTGCGACACGCAAAATGACAGCAAGCTTAAAAGGGGTCAACAATGCTCTTGGTACAGTAACCAACCGTGTTTCTATGTTATCAGGAGCATTAGGCCTTGCTGGTGGCGGTCTTGCTGCAAGCTTGACTGCAGTGACTATGAAAACCATGCATATGGGGGATAGTCTTCACCACGCATCGCGTCATTTAGGTATGAGCGTTAAAGATCTTCAGTTATGGGGTGATGCAGCGGATAATTCAGGTTATTCTGCTGAGAAATTCCAACAATCCCTGGCTGTTTTAAACAGGCGTTCAGCACAAGCTTTAGCTGGACAAAAAAGGGGAATTATGGGGTTTCAGGCGCTTGGTATTTCTGTAAAAGATGCCTCTGGAAAGCTTAAATCAAACTCAGACTTGTTAGAAGAAATTACCGACAAGATGAGTAAGATAGACAACCAAGCACAAAGACAACATATTGCTGCCTTGCTTTTTGGTGGTGACGGTAAAGAAATGGCTGCCATGCTCTCGCAAGGTATGGAGCCTATCAAGGAGTTGTTTGAAAAGGCAAAAAAGAGCGGATGGCTTATGGGGGCTGATGTTGCTCACTATGCTGCAGATTTAAATGATAAGCTTGGAGCTTTTAAGAAAAAACTGGGCGGTGTTGCCACTTTTATTGGGGCACGGTTCATGCCGGTAATCAATGATTTGATTGATGCCTTTTCAAAGTTGATTGATGAAAACCGTGATCTCATTCAAACAACTGTCGCAAATTGGGCGAGGGTTTTAAGAAAAGCTATACAGGATTTATGTGATCCTACTTCTGAATTAAGGCAAAATATCACAAATGTTACAGAAAGTATTAAAGGCTGGTTTCGATGGTTAGAGCCACTAATTGGTGAGATAACTCTCTTTAAAATAGGTCTTACAGCTCTTGTGGCCTTCATTGTGGGGCCACTGGTTTCAGCACTTGCTGTGGTTGGTGCAGCGTTTGTTACATTTGGTACAACTATTGTTACCCTTATTATGGGGCCACTTATAACAGCGATTTACACACTTACTACAGCTTTTTTACATTTGGTGCGGCCATTATGACCACACCTGTTGGGTGGATTGCAGCAGCTATTATAGGGCTTATTGCAGCAGGGGTCGCACTTTATGTCTATTGGGATAAAGTCAAGAAAGTGCTTACTATAGCACTCAATAAGATTTGCGATGCCTTTGTTAAGCTGGGTGACTTCATTATGAAGTATACGCTTATCGGTTATGTAATTAATGGCATTAAGAAGCTTGTTGCAACAGCTGTTTGGCTTTACGAAAATTGGGATGAGGTCATGGCCTCCTGCGGGCGGTTATGGAGCTCTCTTGGGGAGACAATTAATCAATTTTTTGATTGGTTTTCTAATCTCAGTTTATTTGAGGCAGGTGCTAGCCTGATTACAGGTCTGTGGGATGGTCTCAAAAGCGTATGGGATACTATGACACAATGGCTTTCTGGTGCGGTGCAAAAATTAATGGGGTGGATGCCTGATTTTGTTAAAGACAAGCTAGGATTTAACGTTACAGTTAGCAAAAACACTACCGAGAGTTTAAAGAATCTCACACAAGAGACAAAAACATACGCACAAAAGATTATTCATTCAACTGTTGTTTCTAACATCTCTCCTGAGCAACGTTATTACACAGATGAGAGATATGTTAATGGTGAAGGTAGGCGACCTTATGGGGAGGCATTTAAAACGCCTGAACCGATTATGGCACATAAGGAAAATAAGACGACTAATGTTGATGCATCTATTACGATTAGCGGTTTAAACATCAGTGGGGGCAGCGGTTCACCGCAGGATATTAGTGCTGCTATTAAAAAAGCTCTTGCAGATCAAGCTAGACAGCAACGTTTAGCAATTAACTCAAGTTTATCGGATTAAGCGTCATGATGTTAGCATTGGGGGATTTTATTTTTTCCGTTAACACAGCTGCCTATCAAGAACTTGAGATGACTTATGATGTTCCATGGGTAGAGCAAGGACGTCTGGGAAGTAAAGCAGCGTTTCAGTTGCCGGCCATTGCTAATGCCGAATATTCTTTATCAGGCGTGATTTATCCGAATTTTAAGGGTAGTTACGGTCAATTGGATAGATTGCGGAGCATGGCGCATGTAGGGCCACATTTGTTGGTAAGTGGAAAAGGCAAAATTTTCGGTAAATTTGTTATTCTTTCCCTAGATGAAAAACAGAGCTTTTTTCATAAAAACGGTGATCCACGCAAGCAAGAATTCACATTGCAACTAAGAGAATATGGTGGAGATGGGGGCATGTGGTGAGTGATATTTACGTTACCAAAGATGGCGATATGGTTGATGCCATTTGCTGGAGACACTATCCAAAGGGTCAGCAAGCACTGGCTGTTGAGCGTGTTTATGCAACCAACCACAGACTAGCAGATCTTGGACCCATTTTAAAAGCGGGGATCACAATTATTTTACCTTCCCTTCCTCATCCTCAAGCAACACCCGTCATTAGGCTCTGGGGCAGCAAACAATGAAACCTTTCTGCAGGGTGATGTCTAATGGTGAGGATGTCACAAAAGCTTTAATGGATTATGTTCTATCCATTGAAATAACCGATGAAGCAGAAGACAAAAGTGATCGGATCACCATAGAGCTCGATGATCGTGCGCGCATCAGTGATAATGGTTTTTTAGAGATCCCTTTAATTGGAACAGTTATTTCTATAACGCTTGGTTATGAAAATGGTAAAGCACGTGACATGGGATCCTATCTGATTGATGAAATATCTGTCAGCAGTCCACCACAAAGTTTAAGTGTGACAGGACGTGCGGCTTCTATGAACACGTCTTACCGAACCCCCAAAAGTCAGTCTTATCATCAGATAACACTGGGCAAGATTATTCAAGAGATAGCAACACGCAATGGCTATATTCCCGAGGTTGATCCTTCTCTTGCAAAGATTGTCGTGCGTCACATTGATCAAACGGGTGAAAGCGACATGGCTTTTGCAACACGTCTTGCTGCAGAATATGACGCTGTCGTAAAGCCTATGGATAACAGACTTGTTCTAGCTAAACGTGGTGAAGGAAAAGCCATTACTGGAGAGATGCTGTCTGTGGTCACTATTCATGAAAGGATGTGTAGCTCTTGGGATTTTAAATATAATGCACGCGATGAAGCAGGGGAAGCCCAGGGCTTAACATCGGGTGAAGGGGATGATCAAAAAGCTGCATCAGCAGCACAAAACCCAGAGACAATTGAAGAGTATGATGAAGAAACATCCATTCATATGGATGAATCTCCTTTGCGTTCATTAGCTCGTTCAGAAAACACACTTAAAAAGCAAGAGAAAGTTGAAAAGCAAGAGGAAGAAAAGAAAGGAGGTGTGATAGCAACCTATCATGATTTACGCAGTGGTGAAAAGAAAGAGGTCAAAACCGGTCAAGCGCCTTTTCATGAATTAAAATATACCTACCACAATCAATCAGAAGCCGTTGCTGCTATTGCCGCTTATCGTAATAAATCATCACGGGGTAAAGCCACATTTTCGTGTGATATGGGTGGAGATCCATTCATTCAAACTGAAATGAAGCTTATCCAAGTCCCTCCTTTCCGTCCTTACATTCCAGAACAATGGCGCATTAAAAGTGTCAAACATCGGTTGGATACAGCGGGCGGTTATACAACAAGCATAGAGTGTGAACTGTTTAATGAAGCACAAGAGAATACAGCGCAAAACGTCATAAACACCACACCCGATAAAGACGACACAATAGATGATAACGCCCCGCCTCATGCTTACGATGAAGGTGAAGGTGTTATTCATATGGAAGGGGAAGATACATGACAGAGATTGTAGAAAAATTACTCAATGGTGAATGCAAAGCACGTACACAAGGTCTGGTGAAATCCTTAGCACAAGAGATTGGTTGTGAAGAAGCTGTCGTTGCTGCGATTATTTCTGTGGAGTCAGATGGTAAAGGTTTTGATGATGAACAGCGTGTAAAAGTCCTTTTTGAAAAACATCAGTTTTATAAGAATTTACCCCCTCATAAGCGTAAACAAGCTGTCAAAGAAGATCTTGCGAGAGAGAAGTGGATTAGCCCCAAAGATGGAGGATATAAAGAGCAAAAAACAAACACTCAAGCTTTACAATTACTTATTGCAGCTATGACCATTGATGAAGACGCTGCTTTAAAATCTGCTTCTTATGGTGCTGGTCAAATTATGGGAAATAACTATGGTATCCTTGGTTGGAATAGTGTTCAAGATTTTGTCACCAGCATGTGTTCGTGTGAAGACGAGCAAATAAGAGCAATGTTTTCCTTTTTCAAAGTTCGTGGTCTTGCCTCAAGTTTACGAGACAAAGATTTTAATGCCATTGCACGCGTTTACAATGGCAGTGGTATGGTTAAAGAATATGGCCGACGCATGCGTAATGCTTATTGTGCTCTCTCAAAAAAATCAGCAGAGGTTAGTAATTCTGTTCGTGCCAATGGTTTACGACTAGGGTGTAAAGGCTACCGTGTTGAAGGATTACAAAAACGTCTTAATGATCTTGGTTATCCTGTTGCCATTGATAGCGATTATGGACCAGATACACGCAGTGCAATCTTTTCATTTCAAGCTGATCATAATTTAGAGGTTGATGGTGTTGTTGGTGCAAAAACCCAAGAAGCACTTGATATAGCCACGCCAATGATTAGTCCTCGCCGTTCTGGTGTCAGTATGGCGGATTTGAGAAAAAAGGGTACGAACATTATTAAAGATGCGGATAAAACCCAAATGGTGGGGGGTGCTGTTGCTGCCAGTTCAACTCTCATAGGAGCAGAACAGATGGGGCTATTTGATAGTCTTAAACTCTCGATAGGAAAAATGAGTTCTATTGTAGAGCCGCTTGTTCATATTGGTAAAGCAATCTCGGATCATTGGTGGATGGCTGCTATTTTTGTAGGATTGATTATTGTTCTCGTCTCAGATCGTGTCAAAAGAACTTATCTAAAAGCTTACAAGAAAGGCAGAGCTATTTAGGAAGCTATTTTAAGAAAAAAGGAGAGCAGCGGATGAAAAGATATTTGGTGATTGTAATAACAGCGTCCATCGCTTTCTTTATAACTTTAGCAAAGGCATTTCGTCTTGGAAAGAAAGTTGAACAGCACAAACAAACAGAAGAATCTTTAAAAGTAGCAACAACAAGGTTGGAAATAGAAAATGAGATTAACAAGAAACGTGATGATGATGTACGTGCTGCTCTCTCTAACTGGGTGCGCGACAAATAAATACGCTTCCTCTTGTCTTGGATGGTTGCCTATTTATTTAGACAGAAAAGATCTCAATGCAATCAGTCCAAACTTAGCACGAGACATTTTAAAGCATAATGAACACGGTAAACAGTTGTGTGGATGGATGCATGTTGACAAAACCTGAATAACTTGCCCTGCATACAAATATAAAACTTAACCTCTCCCCATTTTACAGGGGAAAGGTATGGTTATATTCTTTGTAATTAAGCAGCCTTTGCAACAGGGCTTTCTAAAACACGCTTGGCTTCTGTTGTAACTGATTTGTAATGTTCAAGCTCTTTTTCAAAACCATTTGCATCTAATAAACGTGTCATAATTATTTCTAAAATTTCACCAATACCTGAAGGTGATTTTAATAAATCACGAGAAAATAATTCATAATTGGGTTGTAATTGACCTTCGAGTTCCATCCAACGATCAATAATCTTAGCACGTAACACTGTGCTATAACCTGAGATTAAAATAAGGCACTCACGTTTGGGAAGGTTAAAGCAAGGAAGTATACGACCTGTTGAATCTTTGTATGAACTTGCAAAATCACTCAATCCAAATTTGGATTGAGTACTTTGAGGATATAATTCTCCAAGAATTTTCCGGATATCACGCATTATATGAGCATGTTGCTTACCACACAAATCTGCAATTTCACGACTGGATATTGTCAGTGTAGTTTGTGGGTTTTTTACTAAATTATTCATAATGAACTCCTAGGTAATAGATGGTTTGTTAATGACACCCAAAAGGGCGCCGGGTGCTAACAAACACGGTACCTAGTCCGTCGTTATGCTTTCCCCATAAAGGGTATTGTATAACATAACTACACCCGACGAGGTCATTATATGCAACATACATACAATGAGTCAAAGTCTTTAATATGTGCGGAAGACTGATTATTTCGGCAACCAATCCGCTAGGTATTTTAAGGTGTTTGTTAGGCACCTGATTCGCATATATAAATGCTTCCGTGATTTTGTCAAACAAAAAATTCACCGCACTTAGTTAAGTAAAGGGGTTTCGCTCAAAAATGAGCAAAAGTTACATCCTTCCTAAATTCATAATCTTGAATACGTTCAGTAATCCAATCTGCAAATTCACTCAGCCCAAATTTGGGCTCAGTGAATATTTGTCTAAATAAGTGCCCCCAAATTTGGGTTCAGTACTTTCAGAGTATAATTCTTCAAAGCCATTTACTCTAAAGGAGAGTAGACAGCATTTAAGTTAAACAAATGTACAAGACTGTTTATAAAACCACGCATTTGAAGGCAAATAGTGCACACAAAAATTAGAAAAAAGTACCATAACAAAACATCCCAATAAAAATAAAATTCCCATTTTGAATCAAAAGGTAAAACAATGTCTTGTCTGAGATTAGTTGGGAAAAGTAACAACAAAAGTGCTATAAAGACTATATTCAAAAAACTATACAAATATTTGCGCAAATAAACTGTTACAGTATTCAAATCTGTTGTTTTTTCATATTGATGTTTAGGGTTGTGATACAATTCTGAAGCAAGTTTGGAATTAAAGAAAGCTGTCATAAAAATCATTGTTATCACAATGGCAAGAGATGAAAATATTAAAACAGCTTGAATAAATTCAATGCTTTTTTCTATTTGCAAAAATTGCAACACTGTAAATCCTATGATGTATATCGCTACAGTTCCAATTATTTTAAACATATTCAGCTTTCTAGATTCTTCCCAGTATTTTCAATTTTAGGAAGATCACCCCCGTTAATCCAAGCTCTTATTTGCGCTATCATACTAAAGTCCGCATTATCTGGAGTTTTATCATAGTCATAAACACGCCCTGGAAACCTTTCAAATGTTCGTCTTCCATCTTCGTACTCATAAAGGTTGTAAAAACACTCAACCGATTGCGTCGTCCATGAATCATGATAAACCAATGGCTCATAACGCTCATAACCATGAACAGTGTCCAAAAAATGTTTTTTCATTGGTTTCGGAGGGGTTTCACAGAAAAGATATTTTAGAAATTTCATAGTTATTATCCTGATTTTAGTACAACCTTGAAAGTTTAAATTTTGCTTATGAAAACAGTTAAGCCGCATTGCAAAGTGATGTTGTATTCTGTTCTAGTGATTGTGGAATTTTGATTTTAGGTGAAAAAATCATCAGCTCTTGAGCTTTTCTCTTATTTTGTAGAGAATACCGTATATTAAATTCTACTTTAGGATATTGATTGTACAAGAGTTTAACTTCTTCTACATTGTCATAAGTAATTAACCAAAGAGTATTCACATGTTTAGAAATGGTATTTTCTAAATAATGATGATCTTTAGTTTTATAAAATGCAGTATACAATCCTTTTCCCTTTTTAAAATATGGGGGATCTATATAAAGGCAAATGTTTTCATCTTTATCTTTTCTTCCATGACGTAGTAAAAACTCCTGTGCATCTAACTGTGTTAAGTATATCCTATCTTTTTTTGCGCTTATATTTCTAATTCGGCCAATTAAATTTTCTTTATTGAATCTACAGTCTATTTTGTAATTCCCAGTTTGCTCTTTTCCTCCAATGGGACCAGCATTTTTAATAATTCCTGATCTGTTTGTTCGATTCAAAAAAAGGGCAGCAAACCCTACAGAAAGTACATCTGCTTTTTCAGGAGAAATTTCTTTTTGTTTGTACCATTCTTCTAAGTTAATAGTCGTCGTGTTAATCTTTTCTATTAATTCTTCTGTCTTGTACAAAACACAATGCCAAAAACTCCAAATAAACGGGTCAATATCGTTAATGTAAATATCTTTCACATCACCATTTAAAAGAAGTTTTAAAGCCAATCCGCCACCACCAGCAAAAGGTTCACGATAAGAACATCCGTTTAATCCATTTGTCTCAAAGATTTCTTTGATTTTTTCATAGAGTGCAGTCTTGCCGCCCGGATACCTTAATGGAGAATAACTACAAACCATCTCTTTCAACCCCTCAATATTAGAAAAAAACGTGATGAAAATATTCTCATGATCCCTCACGACTTTTTTCTCAAATTAGCTTCATACAGAGCGTTTTATGTTCCCAATGTGGAATTATCAAAAAACTTTCAAATCTCTCTCTAAGATGCGTTTCTGTTGATTTAAACGCATATCTAATCCAAAAGTGATCACCATTTCTCTCTACTTTGCTGTTCTAAAACTCATGAAGCCGTTCTTGTGAGGGGAATGACATTTCCTCCTCTCTCCTGTCCTTTCAGTGCCTTCTTGCGAGTATTTTCAATCGCTCTATGCACATACCAAGCTTTGCAAAGCACCTCGCTTTCTATCTCCTGACAGTAGGAAGAAAGTTCTGCACATGTGGGCATGAATACCTTTGACATCCCTTCAACCTGACCGGTGAGAATATTTTCAACGGCTTGTGCAAGAGCGTATGCTGAAACATCCTTGAGTGTGAGCTTGTAGGATGAGGAAACTACATTGGGATCTGTGTTAGCTGGAACTCTCAAACTCGAAAGCAAGAAAGCTGCTTTCTTAATCTGCTCATCCGAAGCTTTCATACTGAGCAATCTCTGCAGACTGTTGTAAACTTCTAATGCTGTCATCTCCTCCTGTTTCGTCAATTCGCTCCCACTCTTGAAGATCAATGGATACCCCGAACTGATCCTCTTCATAAGCATTTCCAGATGAGAAATCATCTCTGGAACTTTCGAAACTTTCTGCAAGACGTTCGCTGAAACTTTTTTGTCGCTGAGAATAATTTTCATACCTACCATTTTGTTTTTCCTTTTCCAGTTTTGCTTTTTTCTTAGCTAAAAGTCCATAATCGGAAGTAACCCAGTTGTACCATGTCCGCTGCCAATCCTTGATTTCTGCACATTTTCTTGGTCTTGCTAGCCAGTAGTTTTTAAATCTCTCAAACTCTGACAACGCCTCTTCATGCGTTAAGCCCTTGTCGATTGCGTATTTCAAGTTAGGTTTGAAATCCTCAGGAATGCTACTCTCTCGTCTATCCCTAGATCGCTTGGTTTTCTTTTCAGTGCTTTTTTGCTCTGAAACGGGTGATTGGTTTTCTGATGAGGGGGTATCGTGATCCAAATGCTTCTCAACCATCTCATCGGTTGTTTCATCTTGAACCGAAACTTCAGTTGCTAAATTTTCTGAAGCAATTTCTTTTTTTGATAACACGATAGTGTTAGTTTTTTTATATATCTGATTCTGATTCTTTATAGCTTGATTTTGCTTATCGTTTGCTTGAAGCAAAAAATCGTTTTGCTTAAATTTTGCTTGAAGCAAATTATTATTTTGCTTATCGTTTGCTTCAACAAAATCATTAGCAAATTGTTTTTTAAGCATTTTTGCTTGTGCACCTTTTTTCCCAGCTTCACTGCGCACTTGCGATATATGCTCTTGTCTATCAGTAAAATCTTTAAGCTCTTCTTCTACACGAAGATTCCATAATCCTTCATCTGTTTGGATTAACTTGTCATTTTTTATTAAATAATCGACAACAGTTGTGAACTTTTTTTCAGTGCAATTGCATACACGTGCAAGCGTTTTGAAATCTTCTTTCACAGGTGACTTTTTGTCATACATGCGAATAAGAAGCGTAACATAAATTCCTCTTTGTTCTGGTGTCATTCCATCTGTACCGTTGTTCCAGTCATACAAATAGAATCTTATCCAGGGCAATTTAGCTGACATAGCTTTCCCCCTCTCTTTTCTCATTCTGTCTTACAGTGTTTGAAGTTTCACTGTTGGTATCAAGATCAAATGCTGATGAGGTATGCCATAAACGTCCATCTTCTAAACGAATGATACGACCACAACGGATTAAAGCTTCTAATATCTTTCGAAACGTTTGCACTGAACAGCCGCACAAATTTGTTAATTGAGAAGCATTGTTAAAAATAGGAGCGCCTTTATCAATCATGAGCAACACCAATGTTGTGTAAACAGCGGTTTCTGCTGGTTTGAAACCCTCAAGCTCTTTTAAAAATTGACTAGGATAAAATTTTACCCAGGGTGATTTAGTTGCCATCACTGTTTTCCCTCTCTTTCATTAAATATAAAATTGCCAAAGCATCTGCTTCATTATCATCTTCAGGCTCATGTCCTTTTGCACGCACAGCCTTAATCATTTCTGTTTTGGGGGCATTGCCTCTGCCTGTCATTGCTTTCTTAATCGTAGCAATAGGGATGCCGTCATAAGGAATCTGATAGCGTTCACACCAAGCGGTTAAAATTGCTAACAAGCCCCCATAAACGTGAGCAGCATCTGTACCAATGTGACAGCGCACTTCTTCAAAATACACCGCATCAATGTGTCCTAGTATCGCTTTGGTTTCTGTAAGCCATCGCTTAAATCTCAAATACCTCATCCCACCGCCTTCAAATCGACGTGTAGGAAAATGCACTGTTCCACTGGCTATCGTGCCGTCTTCAGAAGAAATTGCCCAACCTGTTTTCGTACCTAGATCAAGACAAAGAATGGTTTGTGAATGAAAGCTCATGACATTTATTGCCCTATCTGTTGGGCATCACGTTGAGTGGAAGCACTCGCATCAACCTCTGTGTTATCGCCAAAATGCTTACCGGAACGGATCTTTTGATCGCCAGCAATATGAGCATTGCCAGCAACTTCTGCATTAAAACAAACTTCTGCACCACCGTGAACCTGAGCATTACCATGAACATTGGCATCGTCATAAACAAAAGCATTGCCATGAATCAAAGCATTGCCGTGAACCTGTGCTCTACCGTGAACATTTGCATCGCCAAAAACCCGAGCATTGCCATGAATCAAAGCACTGCCGTTAACACGCGCATTACCATATACCTGGGCATCATTCCAAACTGAAGCACGACCATAAACCTTGGCATCCTGATAAACCTGGGCATCTTCATAAACCCAGCAATGGCCATAGTGAGAAAGATTGTCTTCTTTTTCTATAAAACCACCAAGTTCACCAGCTTCAATAAAACCAAAGTATCTTAAAGCTCTAATTCGATAAAGAGTATGGCTGCACTTCCTTCCAAATCTTAATATATGAACTTGCTTACTTTCTTCCGTTAGCTCGTATTTTATCTTCATAATTGTCTCATCAGTTTAGGCAATATACGGCCATGCACGCTATGACAGAGCGTCTAGCGAGTAACTCGATTGAAAAAATGTTTTTGAAAAGTAGCCTTCTTAAAACTCTGAACGCTAAACTAATGAGATGGCCACGTTTAAATGGAGTACAAGGTTAAGCTTGAAGACACTCCTTTTGTTCAAAAGGAATAACTTTTTGGGACGATGAAAACTCTACCGATTTAGTTAACTGTTTTACATTGGCTTCAGCGTTGTTTTGACCATTGAGTATATCAAACAACTTTATCTTTAAAGCCAGTTTTTTCTTTTGCTTCTGTAACGCCTTATTTTTTTGCTCAATTAGATTAGACAGATTTTCAAGTGTAGTTTGCTCTTCCTGAATCAATTGACCTTCTTCTTCAAGGGTTTCTTCATAGCGTTTCAGACAACTTTCAACTTTTGACTTATGCAACATCTCTTTTAATGAAGGGACATTTTCTTTGAGTAAGCGAACACTTTCTTGAATAGAATATTGTTTCTCAAGCTCATCATCTGTACTATTCTCAGGCGGTATTATCCCTGTGTATTCTTCTATTAATATACTTGCATTCTCAATTCTCTTATTACGATTTATTAATCTGTAAAATCGTGTATAAATTTCTTTTAACATTTCCTTTGCTTTCATAATCTTTCTTCTGTTTGATAGGACGAATTATTCTGTTGATGCTCATTATCTGTGGAACTTTCCAAAAACGTAGATGTTGGAGATGTTTCTTTTTTCTGCATTAAGTTTTGCAAACGTTCAGGATAAAAGAAATCCTCAGGACGTAAGTCTATGTTGTTGTGTTTGGCGTAACTAAGCAATTGTGCTTGGTAAGTTGCAGGAAACAATCCATTAGCACCACCTTTTTTCTTAGAGTAGGTTATACGATAAACAGCCCCCTTACATTTATGTAAAATGCGGGCGATATTAGCAGTTCCCCCTAAATACTTTATAATGGTATATGCAGGTTCTTGTTTCATAACAGTATAGTTTCATAAATTCTGAATTTTATCAAGAAAAAAATTCAGAATTTATGATATTGATTTTTCATTCAATCTGAAAGAGTTTTATTTCATGGAACGTGAACAATTAAGATTATGGCTTAATGAGCAGTTAGCTAAAAAAGGACACGGCAGCAAAAAAATGCTGGCTGAGCATCTAGGCATATTGCCATCCACTCTAACCAGCATATTGAATAGTTCGGGTGCAAACCGCTCAATAAAAGCAGATGAGTTAATAAAAATTATTAACTTTGTTGGTGAGATACCTCCCTTTTTAATTAAAGGGTCTGGGCAATTCGTCAGTCTTTTTTATCAAGCAAATCCTGAAGTTCAGCAAGCTGTTTTAACGATTCTTCAGAATTTTTGCTCTTTAGACAAAAAATAATAGCAGCTACCACTTTTTTATCTGCACAATCCCAAAGTTTTTTTAACATTTTTTCTTTCATTATTTTTCTCCCGCATAAATATTTTATATTTTATGAATTTTATAATTGACATTTTTCATTAAAAATGAAATATGTCTACCCCATATTTAGAAATAAAACATTTGCCAACACGAATGAGAGGGGATGGAAGATGAATAAACAGGTTTCTGTAGCTGATCATGAAATTCTGTTGGTTGTATGTGATGATGATTATCCCTATGCTGAGTTTGGACCATTTGAAGAAACTGAAATCCTAGATATTGTTAATGGTTTAGACGATGTTGAAATCATTCTTCGCATTAACCTTACGTCAAACTGCTGTTTTGATATTTCAGAAGAAGTTGCTGAAATCTACGTAAAGAATAGCGACTCCTCTCTTTTAGAGTGCAAAACACATCCCTTTATAAAGGACAGTCGTGCGTATCATCTTCTTTCAGAAAATGTCTCAAAAGAGATATATGCTGATGAAGTCTACGGTACTTATGAAGAGCAGCACCGTTTGCGTCCTTGTGATGTTTTAAACATGAATTATCGGAGGATCTAATAATGGAAGCGCTTATCGCTATTCATAACAATACAATTAATCAAGAAACTGTTCAAACAGTCAATGCACGTGAATTGCATGTGTTTTTGGAAGTTGGTAAGAAGTTTGCAGATTGGATTACTGAACGTATTAATCAATATGAATTCGTTGAAAATCAAGACTTTGTTTGCTTCCCAATTTTGGGAAGCAAAGGCAGAGGCGGTCACAATCGCAAAGAATACCATCTTACTTTAGACATGGCGAAAGAACTTGCTATGGTTGAACGTAATGAAAAGGGTAAACAAGCCCGTCAATATTTCATTGAGTGTGAACGGAAAGCAAAACAGCCTTTAGACCTCGTCAGTGCTTTGCAGAATCCTCTCTCAATTAGGCAATTGCTTTTAGAGAGCATTACACAATTGGAAGATTTGAGAACTGAGGTTAAAACACTTAAACCAAAAGCAGAAGCACTTGAAAGTTTAAAACGCTCTGATGGTTTGTTTGCTTTATATGAAGCTGCAAAGATGTTAGATGTACGTCCCACAGATTTTACTAAGCACTTACAGTTCCATAAGTGGGCTTATCGTAATTTTCCGGGTGGGCCTTTGTTACCTTGTCAGGATAAAATCAATAGAGGATTGATGGATTGTGTAATCCACACCATTCAAAAATCAGACGGAACAAAAATGAGCGTTTCCAGTGCAAAAATCACAGTCAAAGGATTGGCACGCCTAAGAGAACAGTTCCAAAAACAGACTCTGCATTAAGGATAAAGATAATGACAACTTCCCTTATAGCAACAGTGGCACAGAAATACAGTTTCTCTGAACAAGAATTCCGCAAAAATGTTATAAATAATTGTATCAATTTCAATATTTCTGAGGAAGATTTTGTTTTCTTTATCTATCTTGCCAATGAATATGGATTAAACCCTCTTAAAAAAGAAATATACGCAATTAAAAAATATGGTGGCGGTATTATCCCAATTGTCGGTATCGATGGTTGGATAAAGATCATTCATTCACACGATAATTTCGATGGAATGACCTTTCAAGACCAACTCGATAACGATGGCAAACTAATTGCTACTACATGTACTGTATATTTGAAGGATAAGAAGCATCCAGTAGAAGTTGCTGAATATCTTAAAGAATGCAAACAAAATACAAAACCTTGGAATGAATATCCCTTTCGCATGCTACGTCATAAAGCAGTTGCACAATGTGCACGTTATGCATTCGGTTTATCTGGTATCTATGATGAAGACGAAGCTGCTCGTATCAATGAAGCTAACCATAATCCCCAAAATGAGAGGGTATCTGATGAATCACTCGCACAGATTAAAGAGCTAATACAACAAACAAAAACAGAAGAAGCAAAAGTACTCTCTTTTGCAAAGGTCTTAAGCCTCACAGAGATGTCTCATGAGAAAGGGCAAATTATTTTAGAACATTTGAAGGATAGACAACGTTCACAAGTGGATGAAGAGCAACAAGCTTTACCTTCACCAAAACAACCAAACACACCAACTCAACAAAATCTACCAGGGGTGTGACATGGAACAAAGGACACCAGAGTGGTTTCGAGCTCGTTTAGGTAAAGTCACAGCCTCAAACATTGACAGCATTGTTGATAAAACAAGTAAAGGCTCACCAACAAGCAAATATGAAAACTATAAAATCAAACTCATTGCAGAACGTTTAACAGACAAAGCAATATTATCTTATGAAACGCCTGCCATGCGTTGGGGAAATGAACACGAAGACAGTGCAATTGAAGAATATAGCTTCATTTACGATACCAACGTCACCCGATGTGGATTTATTCCCCATCCGACAATTGAAATGGCAGGCGCTAGTCCTGATGGTCTCATTGGAGATGAGGGCCTCATAGAAGTCAAATGCCCTCAAGAAACAACACACACACGTTTTTTGCTAAGTGGTGAAATCAAACCTGAATATATCTTACAAATGCAATTCCAAATGGCTTGCACAGGACGAAAATGGTGTGACTTTGTCAGTTTCAATCCCTTGTTTACTCATCAAGTAACTCATTTGCGAGTAAAGGCGCTACGTATCCCACGCGATGATGAACAGATTGAGCTCATCAATAAAGCTGTCGAAACATTTTTAGCAGAAATAGAACAGGATATGCAAATCTTGACAAAAGCTGTTTAA